GATTCTTATTAAGAGCATTCCAACCCAAGTCAGCATCTCCCTTAATAAACTTAGTAGCTAATCCATTCTTAGTAATATTGAGTCCTTTACTCCCACCATATATTGCACCTGGGTTTAGATACTCCCCAACTTCAGATGGAATGCCAGTTTTACCTTCCAACCATTGACCAAAACCTCCAGTAGCATTATTAACAGCTTCACTACCTAGTAATCCCCCCAATACTGTAGCTGGAGTTGTTACTAATGCAGCACCAGCCATAGCAGGCATTACAGTTCTTTCTAAGCCCACTAATGGATTAGTTCCATTCCTCATAGAAGATTTAAACCTTTCCTTAGCTCCTTTAATGGGATGCCAATAGTCTCTATTCCTTTCAGCAGCTGTTCTTGTATCAGTAGAAGGTTCTCCTCCCAAATCAATAAGTTGGTCTTGTCTAGGTTTAGCCTTAATAATTTCTGGAATAATAGGTTTAGATACTCTAGCATTATCCTGCTTAGCTATTATATTACCTTCCTGTAACTTCTTTATCCTCATATCTAATAATATTATTATGTAGTTTCTTGTGGCAGTTTGAACAAACTACTATACATTTATTCATCTCCTTTATAAAAAGAGGAGTGGGAAGGTTCTTAACTGCTCTAGATATTGTATAGAGTTTATTCCTTATATGATGTAACTCTAAGCAGCAGTAAGTAGTCTCCCCACATATACAACATTCTTTTTTCCTCTCCCTTAATAAACTCTTGTTAATTTTAGCTGCTTCAGCATTCTCAGTCATAATTAATCATTAGTGATGCCACTTAGCTGCATTTCTAGCGAAATTAGCTCTCTTCTTTTGTAATGGTGTAGCATTGGGATTATTAAGTACAGAACGAGCGTGCTCTTGTACACTTTGACCTGCTTTCTTAGCGGATGCTGTAAACTTACCTCTATTCTCCTTCTTAATGTGGATACCACTTCCATTTTTACATCTTGGTACTAGCCTACTTCCCTGCCTAAACATAGGAATACTATCACAATCTACATTACTACACATCTCTTTTAAAGAGACATACATTGCTTTCAATTCTCTCTGATTTAGTTCCATAATTAAATAAGTTTATGTTTCATTTTTTTATTTACAAAATTAAGGCTAAATTTGCACATTATCAAATGAAAGATAGTAAATTATAAATAATGGATTGATGAAAATGAATTAGAGTTTAATTTTAGACGGACTAACATTCAACAATTAAAGGAAATAGATTAATGTCGTTAGGTAGACTAGAAGCAATTTATGCCTGGATTAATAACTTAGGTCCAAATGTTAAGACTATCATAATTATAATTTTATCAGTGATAGTTGTGGAAACTAGTTTTAGAGGGCATACGAAACTCGTTTTACAAGATTATACTGAACAAGTCCAGCAGGAAAAGTACCTAGCTGAGGAATATACAAAGATAATTGCTCCTTCTATTAATGAATACATTGAAAAAATATTAGCACAGGACAAGGATGCTTCTAATGTTATTTTATTGAATTATCATAATACCTTGGTTAGTACTCATGGATTATCTTATAGATACCTTACAGCACTAACTGAGAAGAAGAGAGGTCTGGATACTAAGAGCTGTTTAAGAATATGGAAGGAATTAGAATATATAAACTATGGAGATGAGATTGAGAGAATAAATGCAAACAAGTCATTAAGAATGGATAGTATCCCAGAGTACAGCTCAAGGTTGCCAAACTTAGTAGAATTGTTGCAACGTAGTAATGCTAAGTCAGCTGCCTTTTACCCACTAACTGGTGTAGAAGGACCTGTAGGAATGCTAATAGTTATTTATCCTATTAAGAAGCAGTATTACTTAGGATATTATCAATCTGTAATATCACCATCTCTACAACCTCTAACAACATGGTTAGATTATAATTCAGTAAAGGATAAATTTAAAAGGCTATATGAAAGTGGACAAGCAGAACCAGAACGTTTGCTACAACGATGAGAAGCATATGTACTGGGATGAAAATGGAGTATATGTATCAGTAACAACATTAATTGGCAAATTCTGCCAAGACTTTGACAAAGAATTCTGGTCAGGCTATAAGGCATTAGAGAAGATGTTATCAGAGGAGGAGTTTAAGGCTGAGAAATCTCAGTTACTTAATACCCATAAGATAGATGTTGAATATTTCTGTAATATGTATGGATTTACCCGTAACGATTACAATAAGGCTCAGCAGGACATCTTAGATGAGTGGCAGAAAACTAATGCTGAATCCTGTGAAAGAGGTTCTAAAATTCACGCCGAATTAGAAAGTAATTATACTTCTAAAAGGCAGTGCGAGCTTAAAAAGTTTGGACTTGGAGGTAAGTTTGAAGTAAATACCAATGATTCATTAATGCAACACAATCAGGATTTACTTGACATTGAGAAGGGAGTGTTCCCTGAGTATATGATATATAGGAAGTCTGAGGATGGTAAGTTTAGACTGGCAGGACAGATTGACTTACTTATTAAGGATGGCAATGACATCTATATCATAGACTACAAAACCAACAAGAAGTTAGACGACAAATCATTCTTTGATAAGAGGACTAAGAAATGTCAAATGATGAAGTATCCTATGAACAACATTATGGATTGTAATAAAATGCACTACGCATTACAGTTATCAACCTATGCTTGGATGCTTCAGAAGTTGAACCCCAAGTTCGTCATTAAGAAATTAATGCTTATACATTATGACCATCAAGGTAATGTTTCAGAACATGAATTAGATTACCTAAAAGATGATGTAGAAAGAATGTGTAAGTTCTACAAGAAAGAAGCCATATTAGAGGCAAGAAAAAATAGCAGAAGACCTATAGAATTCTAATATACCTATACGAGTATCTTTCAAACAACTAGGTTTGAGATATTAGCAACTTTATGAACTAAATAGAATAAATTATGGGTCTTAGTGCTATTTTAAATGGGCATACAAACGAGATGTTAGGGCTTAATAAGAATATGTCTGAAGCCCGCATCCGCGTATGTAAAGAATGTAAGCTCTATAAAAAGAGTGTAATATTGGGGGAGATATGTAACAGTAAATTGTGGCTCAACCCTGATAATGGAGATATAAGTACAGAGAAGAAAGATGGTTATATTAATGGATGTGGATGTAGGTTAAGAGCTAAAACAACTCTACCTAATGAGTTCTGTCCTGTAGGAAAATGGTAATAAATTAAAAATTTTGAATGTATTATGAGAGGTAATGGACAAATGGATTTAATGTTTGGTGGTAAAGCTGTAGGGTTTGCTGGAGCTGAAAGTTTTGATGACATGAAGAAGAACGCTGCTGTAGAAGCACATAATAAAGCAGTAGATGCTTATACTAGAGCTTTGAATGAAAATCTTAAAGATGAATTACAGAAAGCACAAGAAGTGACTGAGAAGATGCAGTCTATGGAGATTATGCCTATTAACTACTATGTACTGGTTAAACCATACGCAAAGAACCCTTATCAAAAGATTGAGGTTACTAGTAGTGGCTTAATTATCCCAGAATATACTGGTAAGTTTAAGAATCCAGATTCTGGTGAGGAAGACCAAGAGGAGAATCTATCAGTTGTAGCTAATGTAATTGCAGTGAGTCCACTATGTAAATTCATTAAGGAAGGAGATGATATTTATTACAGACGTGCTTGCGGAGTTCCAGTTCCATTCTTCAGACAAGGGTTTGAGGTTGTAGCTGAACAGCAAATTCAGGCTGTAATCAATGAAGGATTAACAGAACGTTTTAAGAATATTAAATAATGGAAGAGAAGGTTTATTTTATGCCAGGTGAGGTGGTAACTCTTAAACAAGATATACCTAACAAACCTGTAATGATTGTGGTTAAAAAGGAAACTATGAACATAAGGACTCATGGTGTTCCTAATGTTTCAGAAGATTATTTTAAAGGTATTAGATGTAGATGGTTTTCTACGGAAGGCGTTCTACAGGAAGCAATCTACAATACTAAGGACCTTTTGAAAGTAGAAAAATAATTAGTATAAATTATGGAGGCTGGTGTATATTTAATAAGTAATAATGTTAATGGCAAGTGTTATGTTGGTAGTACAATACACCTTGACCAGAGAAGAAGGGAGCACTTCAGTAAGTTAGCTAATAATAAACATATTAATGTTCACTTACAGAACGCTTATAACAAATATGGTAGAGAGGCATTTGATTTTGAAGTCTTAGAAACTATAGATATTGATGATAATATAAAGGACAAGTTATTAAAGAGAGAACAATTCTGGATTGACAATCTCAAGCCAGAATACAATATCCTACTTGTTGCAGGAAGTAACCTAGGTTATCACCATACTGAAGAAACTAAGAAGAAGATAAGTAAATCTACTACTGGAGTTAAAAAATCTGAGGAACACGCTAAGCATATTAGAGAAGGGCAATCGGGAAGAGTTCTAACTGAAGAACATAAAGCTAAATTGTCTGAAGCAGCTAAGCATAGGAAATCTCCATCAAACCATGCTATTATAAGCATCGATGGAGTTATATATAACTCATTGAAAGAAGCATCTGAAGCTACTGGAGTTAAATATAATACTATTCAGAAAAGACTCAAGAATCCGAACTTTGGTAACTATTACTATGTTAAGTTTGGAAACCAACCTCCGAAGGATTTAGTTAAAGTATGATAAGTATGTTTCAACAGGGTGGGCAGATGAATGACGAGCAAAAAGCATTCACTGCCTATCTTATTAAAGTCCTAAACCCTAAAGATGCAGCGGACTTTGAGAACAAAGTAGCACAGCTATCAGAAAGTGATTTAAAAGAGTTTTATAAACAATACAAAGCAATGGAAGGTAATCAAATTTCAATGGCTAAGTTAGGAGCCAAATTAAGTTATGTTCAAACCCTTAGAGGTGAATGCCCAGAAGGATACGAGGTTGAGAAGTATATGGCTGGGGGTTGTGTTAAGTGCAAGAAGAAAGCTGAGGGTGCTAAAGTAGTAGATATATTTAAAGATAAGTGTGGAGGTAAGGCTAAGAAGAGAGTTAAGAAAGACCAAAAAGGTGCTGTAGTTAATAAGGCTGATACTGTTCATACAAGTAAGGGAATTTATAATGTTAGTAACAAGAAACTTCCCTACAAGAAAATGACTCCCGCTGACTACAAGAAGTTACCACACAATGAAAAAGTAAAAGTTGACCTCAAAGACCAAGAGAATGGTAGGGGTGGAGAAGGTGCTCATGTAGTAAAGAATAAGGGCATCGGTAAAAACTTCTTCGGAGGCTCAATCCAAAGACGTATAATTAAACAATAATTGTTATGACAATATTTCTATATGATAATGTAAATCACGAATTAAGGCTAAACGAACCAGAGATTCTTCTTATTAAGGAGTTCTCCGAGTTATGGACTAATGATAGAAATATCACCAAAGAAGACCCAAAGGGCACTAAGAAAACTAGAGCCTTTAGAGAGTTCACGTATATGTACCTAATGATTGATTGGCAATCACACTATTCACAATTTACTGAAGCTGAACGTAATGAAGCAGCTAAACAAGATAGTGGTATTACAGAGGAGGAATTTAATGACCCTCTATTTAGGGCAGCGTGTAGAAAATATAGAGAGATACAGGAATCAGCAAGAGACATTAAATTAATAAGGGCAGCTCAGAATAAGGTAGATGAACTAATTGATTATTTCAATGAAGGTTCTGATTTACAGGAACGTGATCCAATTACTGGTAAGCCTATATTTAAAGCTAAAGATGTTATTGGGGAAATGTCATCTATATCTAAAGTATTGGATGAATTAGATGCTTTAGAAGCTCGTATTAAGAAGAAACAGAAGGCTGCTACAGGTCTTCGTGCTGGTGCAGTTGAAGGATATGTACCTAAACTAAAGTAACATGGCACGTGGAAGGAAACCTAAAAATAAATTACCAGAATCCCCTACTGTCCAAGCCTTAGTTGAAAAGGTTACAGAAGTAGGGGAACCTACTGGTGTACTAGAAGAGAAGCTCTCAGAGTTTCAATGGGATGTACGAATCGGAGACCCAATAGACTACTTTGACTCTAATTTATCTTATGAGCTTACTGGTTACAGACCTATTGATGGAACAAGAGGACTAGACTTTGACCCAGAGTGGTTTATGGAAGCTAGAAGAACTAAAGCCTCTACTGGTAAATATTGTAATGAACCAATGTTTGGTAAGGCTTATGGAGAGTTCTGGGACCAAGAATATGATAGGTGTAGAAATGGTATGACTGTAAATGGTTATACTATTACTGGTGATAATTACTTCTTTATTAATTACTATCAGTTACCTAATCTATCATCTGCAACTAAGGCTGGTGGTGGTCGTTCAGTAGACTTCCCCAATTTCTTTGTTAAACAGTATGAGTACTTCCATTACATTGAACTATGTAAGGTGCTGAGAAAGAACGCTATTGGATTAAAAGCTCGTGGTGTTGGATTCTCTGAAATAGCTGCTGCTATTCTTATTAATGGTTATATTACTAGACCACATTTTAGAGGAGTAGTGGCTGCACAGCAAGAAGGTTATGTTGATGATACCCTTAGTAAATGCTGGATGCAGTTATCATACCTAGATGATAATACTGAGGATGGTATGAGAAAACTAAGGCAGGTTCACAACACAGCCAAATGGAAGAGGGCTTCTAGTAAGAATGTAGATGGTGTAGAATCTGGATGGATGTCTGAGATTGAAGGAATTACAGCTGATAAGCCTAATAAGATTAGAGGTGACCGTACTGATATTCTGATGTACGAAGAAAGTGGTTCTTGGCCCAATTGGAAGAAAGCATTCATTCAGGGTGATGCCTTGATTGATATTCAAGGACAGAGATTCGGCATTAAGCTAGCTTGGGGTACAGGTGGTGATAGTGGTCCTGCATTAGAAGGTGTAGCTGCTGCATTCCATGACCCTAGAGGTTATGATGTACTCCCATACAAACATAACTATACTAAGGAAGGTACTTATGTAGAAACTGCATATTTCATTCCTGCATATACTATTGTTACTGCTCCTGGGTATGTAGACCACAGAGGATGGACAGACCCAGAAAAGGGTAAGGAGTTCTACATGGCTAAGAGAGCTACCAAGATTGCAGACCCTAAAGGTTTAATGCTATACTCTGCTGAGTATTGTTTTACACCTGATGAAGCATTAGCTTTGGAAGGTGATAACCAATTCAATACTGTATTATTAACAGAACAGTTAGCTGCTATTAAGTTACATAAGATTACCCCACAAGAGCTTAAACCTAAATGGGGACAGCTAGAATATACATTTCAAAACAATGTACATTCTGAAGAAGCTAAGAATGGAGTAAGGTTTATACCTAGTGATAAAGGAAAGGTTTGTATTATTGAACATCCCATTAAGAGTGAGAATGGTTCAGACTTCAGAAACTTATATGTGGCTGGTATTGACGGTATTGATATGGGTATGAATGATACATCAGATAATACAAGAGACCCATCAGACTTCTGTGTAGTAGTAAAGAAAAGGTGCTTTGGTTTACAAGAACCAATGTATGTTTGTATCTACAAAGACAGACCTAATAATCTTGAAGAGGCTTATAGAACAACACTCAAGATTCTTGAGTACTATAACTGTAAGGCTTGTCTTGAATCTACTCGTATTAGTATTCTTACTTGGTTTAGAACTAAGAAGAAAGAGGAGAGATTCTTAATGAGAAGACCTAGAGCTACACAGTCCGATATACAGGCAGGTAGAAGTAGACAATTTGGTGCTCCTGCAACTGAAGCTGTTATTCAACATCAGTTAGACCTTATTGATTGCTATATCAATGATTACTGCCACAATATGTGGTTTGAACCAATGATTAATGAACTTATTACTTATTCCTATGAGAATAAAAGAAAGTTTGATATTGTAGCAGCGATGGGTATGGCTGAGTTAGGAGATGAAGAGTTAAGTGGTATTCCACCACAGGAGGCTGATAACGGAGGGAGAAAGTTGAGACTATTTGGTTACTGGACTGATGAATATGGAATTAAACACAAAGGGGTTATTCCCGATAAACAGTCTATAGTACCTAAGTTTAATCTATTCCCAACACAATACTATGACGACACAGGACATCGAACAAGCAATCCGAGATTTAATTAAATCTCTATATTGTAAAGAATATCAGGGAGTCCTAAAGGTTTACGAAACCACTTACAAATTTCCAGGAGAAGAACCTGAGCACGTGGGATATAGAATGGACCTTGGACTCAATAAAGATGAAAAGCCACTGTCCATTGCGTGCGATGGTACAGCTGAAGAATTTATAAAGTTTATTGAGAAGGAATTAAAGGAGCGAAGTTTAGTTAGAACTAAATACTTCACTGCTATACAATTATATGATTACGAAGATGGGTGCAAACAAAAGAAGTGATGATTATTTGATAGAGAAGATTGACAAAGCTGTAAATGAGTTAGTCTTCAACAAATGGAAATTACAGAAGGCATACAACTATTATAACGGTAAGAGAGATGCCGAGCAATTTAGGTATCTTGAAGAAAACTTTGGAATAGGTAATCCTACTTCTATTGAGTTCACTCCTCTTATAAAGAAACACGTTGATGCTTTAATTGGAGAGTATTTAGATATTCCAATTCTTCCGAAAGTATCTTGTAAAGACAAGGAAACAATCTCTAAGATTACTAGGCAGAAGGAATTAGAGATAAGTCAGCAAGTATATACATTCTTACAAAAGCATCTAAATAACCAAATACTGTCCTTTATAGGTGGAGGTAATGTTAGTGATGCATCTGTTGAGGCTGATATTGAGAAACTGATTGAGGATATTAATAATAACTTTATTAGTGACTATGAAATAGCAGCTCAGAATGTTATTGAATATGTAATTCAGTCTAGAAATACTGACTTAGCTAATAAACTAAAGGCGTTACTGTTAGACTTACTTGTTACTGGCTGTTCGTTCTATAAGGTTAAACCGTCAGCAAGTGGTACTAATATTAGTATTGACGTTCTCAATCCATTAAATACATTTGTTGATAGAAATCCAGAGTCACCTTATGTAAAGGATAGTTACAGAGTTGTAATTAGGAAATGGATGACCAAGCAGCAGATACTAGTTGAATATGGTAAGGATTTGAGTGATGAAAGTAGAGCCGAGTTAGAGGATATGTACGAACACTACTCTGATAGTTCTTATATGTATATTAGAGCTATGGAGAATCAAGTTGGATGCAGACCTATTATGGAAGGCGAAGGAGCTGGATTAGATGCTGGTAAAGGTATTGTTCCAGGATTCCCAGCTGATACTTATGAGTCATTTAACTATAAACTATTGCCTGTTTATGAAATAGAATGGATTGACATTGACAAAGAAGGAGATGAATATATTCAGAATAGATATGAGGGAGTAAGAATAGGACAATCTATATACGTTCTTACTGGTAAATCAGAGAATGTTATTAGGACTAAGGATGCTCCAACTAAATGTGGATTATCTGTTAATGGTGTATATCTTGTTAATAGAGACAATGTTCCACAATCCTTAGTGCTACAATGTGCTCACCTGCAAGATAAGTATGACTTAATTACATATTTCAGGGATAATATTCTTGCTAATAGTGGTACAGATGGTGACTGGTTAGACTTATCAATGCTTCCTACTATATTAGGTGATGACCTTACTGAGAGAATACAAAAGTGGATAGCCTTTAAAAAGACTGGAGTTGCTTTAGTAGATACAAGTCAGGAAGGTAGAGCATTTAATAACAATACCTCATTTGCTGGATTTACTGATACTATTAAGGTTCAAACTATACAGGCATTTGACCTAGCCTTACAAAGAGTAGAGGACCAAACATCATCTATTACTGGTGTATTTAGGGAAAGGTTAAATGGTATTCAACAGAAAGATGCAGTTAGTAATGTAGAAGCTGGAGCTAGAAACTCCTATACTATTACTAAACCTTTCTATCAGACTATGGATACGTTGTCAATAGATATACTTAGAGATTGTATTGACATGGCTAAGATAGTATGGAAGAAGGGATTAACTGGAACTCTAATTCTTGGTGATAAGTTGCAGAAGGTATTTACAGCATTACCAGAGCATTTTACCCATACTGATTATGATGTACATATTGTACCAAGTACTCAGATTATGAAGGAGATGCAAAACATACAACAAGTAATTATAGAGCTTATTAAGAGTGGTCAATTAGACCCCGATATGATTGTAGATGCTCTAACAGCTAGAAGTCTTACTGAACTTAAAGTAAAGGTTACTAAAGCCTTTTCTAAGAAGAAAAAGGAGATGAATGAGATGGGGCAATTACAACAGCAGCTTGAACAATTACAACAACAGAATCAGCAACTTCAACAACAACTTCAACAGGCTCAAGGTAAGATTGAAAGTCTTAATGAGGCTAAGTTGGAAATTGAAAGACAGAAGGTTCAAAACGAAGCTGATATTAACTGGTACAATGCTAGGACTCAAAGAGACAAGTCACAGAGTGATGCTGAGAATGATACTAAGAGAACAGATATTGAGTATGCTCAACTGTTTGATGGTAATCAAATGAATAACGAAGTTAAAAACGCATAAGAATGATAAATCTCAATCAAAATGAAAGACCAACCTCCCTGCAAGTAAGTAGACTATATCTACTGCCTGCAGGTGACTTTGAGTTACCTTATGGAAGTAATGCTGTTCTTGTTAAGAACATTACTGATGATAATGTAACTGTAGAGGTGCTATTAAAAGATTCGGAAGGTCAGTACGTATCTACTGTATTCTATCCAGGATGGAATCCTGAATTAGTTATAGGGATTAAAGCTGTACCTGAAAGTACATTACAAGTAGGTAACTAACATGGGAATTTATATTGGCATTGGTAACCATATTGGGAGGGCTAATTTAAAGGTTATCTCAGTTGTAGTTAGAATTATAGACAGAGGTACTGGATTACCCTTAGTAGGTGCTATAGTTATCTTTAAGGGTAAGGAGTATATAACTGATGCCAATGGACAAGTAATATTAAAGGGATTTGAGAATAGTAGTTATCCATTAATAGTTAAACGACAAGGACATGAGTCCTATATAGTGGATAAGTGGAAACTAGAAAATGGAGATATATATCTCACTGATGTTACTAGAAATATTCTTGCTGAAATTGGCGTTAATATACTTACAGAAGATGGAGGTCTAATCTTTAGAGATTTGGCAAACATTATATTAGAAGATGGTAAATTTATGGTTACAGAAAATGGTGATTTAATTTTATTTGAATAATGGCAGCAACTGACATTAAAATCTCTCAAATGACCCCTGCTACAACACTAGCTGGTGATGAGTTAATTCCTATTGTTCAGAATGGGGCTAATAAGTCAACTACTGTTAATAAGGTAATTGAAGGTTTAGCTACTGAACAATGGGTAACTGATGCAATAGCTGATGCAGGAGGTAAGGTTCTTGTTGTTACAGAACTACCAGCTAAGGGTAATCCCAATACCATTTACATGGTTCCTAATGAAAGTTCTAGGGCTAATGATGTATATGATGAGTATATATGGATGGTTACTACTGAGAAAACTGGTTGGGAGTTCTTAGGTAATAAACACGTAGAAGTAGACCTTACAGGTTACTACAACAAGACACAGGTAGATAAAGCTATTGAGGATTCTGAGGCAAGAAGCACAGCTGCTATTGCTCTAAAAGTTGATAAGGTAGACGGTAAGCAGTTATCTACTAACGACTACACAACAGCTGAGAAGCAAGAAGTGGCAAAGATAGCTAACAAGGTGGATAAGGTTGAAGGTAAACAATTATCTACAGAAGATTATACAACAGCTGAGAAAACTAAGCTGGGTGGGATAGCTGACAATGCTAACAACTATACACACCCCACCACAGCTGGTAACAAGCACATTCCAGCAGGAGGTACACCAGGACAAATTCTGGTAAACACTGGAGATGGCACAGCAGAGTGGCAAGACAATCAAGGTGGAGGAGGTGGAACTATTGATTACACAGGTCTAGAAGATATTTATTCTTATGGTGTAGAGTGGGATACTACTGTAGCTGACCCTGCATTAACTAGAATTGGTAATCCCCTACTTCACAAGTCACTACCTATACAATCACAATACAAGGGCTGTGTAGCTAACAATGGTGTGATTAACTACTATCTAGACCCAAATGATTGGAGTAAGAAGATTACAGGTGAGGATTCAGTACTTGATGGAACTGATGGTACAGTAAGAGTACACACACCTAAGTTCTATGGTAAATCTGGAACTAATGTACAAGACTCCAATAAAAAATGGGTGAGAATATCTACCATTAAGATGGATGATACTTGGATAGAGATTCCTGAAATGTTAATTGATGCTTATAGAAGTACAGTTGATACTACAACTTCTGCAACTCCAAAAGCAGTCTCTGTAGTTAATACTACTGCCCAATTCCGAGGCGGAGGTAATAGAACTGCTAATGATACGTACCTAGATACAGATGCATTCAGAAGTGATTTAGGTAAACCAAGAACTAACATCTCAAGAGCTAACATGAGAACTTATGCTACCAATGCTGGTTCTGAAATGCTATGCTATGAGTATTACAAGTGGATATTCTACTGGGCTTGGGTTATTGAGTATGCAACATTTAACTCTCAAGCTGCATATAATGCAGAACTAACTGCTGAAGGTTATCATCAAGGTGGTTTAGGAGATGGTGTTACTACATGGGATGGAACTAGCTGGAATAACTATAACGGTTATTATCCTTTAACTCCATGTGGATATTGCAATGAATTTGGTAACTTTACTGGTGTTAAGGATTTAGTAATTCCTGAGACTGTAGTAAGTGAAGTTACAACAGTAGCTACTAAGACATTTAAAGTTCCAAGATGGAGAGGATTTGATAATCCATTCGGAGACATCTGGACTAACTTAGATGGTATCATTCTTGAAAGAACGGCTGCTAACCAACCAAGTAGTGTATACACTACGACTGACCCAACAGCATTTGGAGATGATAATACAGCTAAGGGTAAAATGACTGTTGCTGGTACTGAGATTGCATCTGATGGATGGATAAAAGACTATGACCTAGGAGAAACAGGTGAAATCATACCTTCAGTGGTCGGCGGTTCTGCTACTACTTACATGTGTGACTATCACTACTGCAATGCTTCAAGCACAGCACTAAGAACGCTCCTCGTTGGCGGCCGCGCTGATACTGGTGGTGCTGCTGGTCTTGGCTGCTTCGGTTCTCATAATGGGGTCGGCGCTGCTGGTACTGCTGTGGGCTTCAGGACACTAAATAAAGTAGTTTAATAATTATATAAGATAACAATACGAGATTAAGGGTGCTGTTTACCTATATTCTGTTGGTGCTGGACAAGAAAATTATTACAAAACACTCATCGTTAGCAGCAACGCTAATAATGGTAGTAATGCTAGTCTTAGCTACTTCAATTCTAATAATGGAGTCAGCAATGCTAATACTAATGTAGGCTTATTATATATTTCTTTAGGTAATTTGTTTTATTTTACAGTCTAAACAGCACCCTTGCCTCTTGGCAAAAGACAACGTAGTATTTAATAACAGGGTGTTAGTAGGTTAATTCTCGAAAGCTTCCACAATAAATATATAAGACTTGAAGCGTATAGGCTATTTACATGAACAGGTATATGATATAGAGAATATTGAGAAAGCAGGTGATAAAGCTAGAAAGCATAAATCAGTAAGATGGGGAATCCTCAAACATGATAAGAATAGAGAGGAAGAGAATAGAAGACTTTCGGAACAACTAAGAGATTTAGTTTATGAAACTTCTGAGTATAGTACATTTAAAATATATGAACCCAAAGAAAGGTTGATATTTAGATTACCATACTATCCAGATAGAATAACACATCATGCTATTATGAATGTAATGGAACCTATCTGGACTAAGATATTCATCAAGCAAACTTATTCTTGTATTAAGGATAGAGGTATTCATAATGTAGCATACGATTTAAAAGCAGCTTTGGTAAAGCATCCAAATGAAACACTCTATTGTTTAAAGATGGATGTAAAGAAGTTTTATCCTTCTATCGACCATGACATATTATGTGATATAATCAAACGTAAGATTAAGGATAAAAATTTATTAATCCTGCTAATCGGAATCATTTATTCAGCGGACGGCGTTCCTATTGGAAATTATCTTTCTCAATTCTTTGCAAACTTATACTTAGCTTACTTTGACCATTGGGTTAAGGAAGAATTAAAATGTAAATTCTACTTCAGGTATGCTGATGATATTGTAATTCTCAGCAGTGATAAGGACTTCTTGAGAAGAGTACTCATAGCAATAAAGATGTACTTAAAAGAGGTTCTAAATTTAAGGTTGAAATCAAATTACCAAATATTCCCAGTAGATGATAGAGGTGTAGACTTTGTAGGTTATAGGTTCTATCATACCCATGTATTATTAAGAAAGTCAATTAAGATTAGATTATTCAAGCTTATTAGAAGGTATCAATCAGGCAAGATTGATAAACAAGAATTAAGAAGGAGAATGCAATCATATTTTGGTTGGCTAAAGTTTTGTAATTCTAAGAATCTATTAAGGAAGATTCAAAGAGATACAGGTTTAAGATTCTCTAATTGGGATGGGAAGAAATCTAATATTTCAAGATTTTATAACAAGTACATTCATATTGTAGATATAGTTAGCTATAGTAAGTGTTTTAGAGTTAACTTTGTATACAATAATAAATCCTATTACTTTGAGAGTAAGAGTAGGAATCTATTCTACTCTCTAACCAGATATTCATTCCCAGTAAATTTTAAAATAAGACCTTATGTTAGAACCAAGAAGAATAGAAATGGATGTGCAGCCAGACTTAATAGAGAAATTAGGTAATGGTACATATTACTATAACTATGATATTAAATCAAAAGAGGTTAATGTTACAGACCCAGAAACAGAAGATGTAACACAAGAGACAAGGTGGACATATGTTCAGGTTCATCTACATGGTCAACCAGACCACAAAGAATGCATTAAAGCTATTATTAGACAGTATGTAGACCAAGATGAAGAGTTTGATTTAATTAACAGCTCCAATAGTATTGTTTTAGGTTTATCTGATAATCAAACTGATAGACAGAAATACCTAGATTATCTTACACTGGTAGGAGAAATCAAAACTAAAGTAAGAGCTGACTTCAACGTATAATTATGGATTCAGTATTTAAAATATGTAAGAAGGGAGCTTGCGGTATTACGATTACTGGATTGGAAAGGGATAATGACGAGTACTTAAATGAAACTGGTGAAATTACAGTAAGTACTCGTAATTATGCCTACAGCCAAACTATTACTCTTAATGCTATAACAAGCATTAAATCTTCTGGAGACGAAGTAACACAGAAGTATGATATTGTGGAACACGTTATAGACTGCATTGATGAATCTGAATTAGAGATGCCTATTGATAGTCTATATGAAGTTACACATATTATACTACCTACAGATGTGTGGCTAAAGTATGTACTGGAACGAGACTCTACTGCTTTAACTGCATATAACTCTGTATATTACTATGATACACAGTCTGAATCATTCATGAAGTATGTTGATGAAGAATCTATTGCAGTAACAGTAGAGGAGATATTAGAGGTAAACGCCTTACCTCCAGCTACTATTACTGAGAAGACTACTACAATCATTAGAGGTGATAAGAATACATTCTGTGTTTGTCATATCAATGAATGTTTCTATAGACTGTGTAAGAACCTTCTAGGAGATTTACCAGGAAGATGTAAGAATAGAACTGACGATGTTAAGATGCTAATCTATAATAGAGATATTATATGGATGGCTATTAATGTTATCAAATATCTAATTGAGTTAGGTCAATATTACGAAGCTCAGAGAGTCTTAGAAGACATAACTCAATGCGGAGGAATATGCAAAGATGTTATGGTTGATAAAAATACTATAGGAGGAGGTGGTTGTGGATGCAATAACTAACCTAAAGTTGAAAGTAATCAAAGACTTTGACAAGTTCCTTAAAAGGCTAAATAAGGGATATATTGAGAACTACGATATGATTCTGCATCAAATATCCTTTATTCAGACTTGTCAATACTTTGATAAAATAGATGGAATATACGAATTTCTAATGAATAATTAACATGGCAATAGAAAGGGATACAAGACGTTATGCCTGTATTCATGATTTGAATAATTATTTCAAGAAGAAAGACTTACTAGGTGGTTTAACTGATTTAGAGCAGGAACAGTTAAGAAAGAATATAGGTATCATTGATTATACTGGAGAAGGTGGACAATCCAAACCCTTAGAAGTTACCTACGCAGTACTCAATGACAATATAGGTAAGAAGAGTTTAGTAACAGGGGCAAGGTATGTTATTACAGACTTTCAAACTATTTATTCTTCTAATGTTACTAATAGTTCTGGTCAGAAGGTTACGTGGGGCATTAACAGCTCCACTAACCCCTCACCTATTTGGAAACTGATTGTTACAGCTATTACTAATAATAGATTAGACCCAAGAGTTGTTATTGATGATGATAAAATGAAGGATTGGGTTATAGAATATGACCCGACTCAGGAAACTCTCGAAGATGGTGTTACTACTAAGGGCAAAATAACATTTCTTAGAGACAATCATTACAACTCAGCACACTATGACTTTAAGAATATAAAGTTTAGAAGAACGGCTGAAGAATTAGATAATACTAATCTTAATCTTGGGGCGGCATATGGAGACTTTTATACATTCTCAGATTTAACTGGAGGAGTTATTACTGATAGTTCAGAATTACACAATACTAAGCACAATGAACTAAAGCAAGGATGTACTAACAATATATTCTTGGGAGATACATATGACAATGTATTGGAAGCTGACTGTAAGGGTAATACATTTCTTAGAGGTTGCCATGATACAACTTTAAGGTGGAACTCAGTTAATAATATGTTTAATGAGAATGTATGTTACATGGAAGGCTCATTATATAATAAAGTATTTCCTATCGGTGATACTAGTTTATCAATGACAATTACCAAAACCATTCATAAGGTTAATGAAGCAACTATTATATCCTTCTTAGACCCTATGACATATGCCTATCAAATTATACAAATCTAAAATATGGCAGAGTTTATACGTCTTGACGAACAAGAACAAGAGGCTCCCATTTTACCTGATTACCCACATTCTATCTCCAATATAAAGCTAGACACCAAGATAATAGATGGAGTTATAGAAAAAGAAGAAGTTGAAGGAATCTGTGCTGACTATGGTGTTATTACTATAGAGAAGATAGATGGGGTAAAAATAGAAGAGGAAGGAGTAGAACACATCTGTATCAAGGATGATTGTGATACTTCTAAATATTATGGGTGTGCTGGTGGGGACGATGGATTTCAGAAGGAGAATTTATTCTCAGAATTAACTGATGAATACCAAAGAACAATAGCCAGAATTAACCTCGGTATAGCAGATGAATATGCTCTAAAGTGGGGAAACATCAAAGGTAACTTGTCTAATCAAAAAGATTTATATACCTTTGTAACTGATTCAATAGCCTTCGACATTAATAAGGTTATTGATGAGATTAATCTTAAACTCGCTCAATGGGCTTGCGAGATAGAAATTAGATTTAAAAACAAAGCTGACATATTCTCTCCTAACTTTGCTGGAACTCCAACTACTACATTACCCCTGATGACAGATAATTCTAATAGAATTGCATCTACTGAATGGGTTAATGCTAAAATTGCAGCTGCATCTATTGATGATAACGTCAAGGCTATATCTCTAGACCCAGAGTATATGTGTTATGGAGACGAACCTACGGATGTAACCGTTACTTGGGAATATTATAAGGATGTTGTAGAACAGTCTATCAATGATGTTGTACTAAGTCCTGATGTAAGAGAGTATACTTTTACCAACAGGACTACATCTATGGTAATTACTCTAAAGTATAAGTACGAGGATATTAGTGCTACAAGAGTTGTTACATTTGACATTAAATATCCAAATTACTTTGGAACTTCTCCAGACTATACTAAGTTAGACAGAACTATTGATAATGTTTATACAGTAAATGCGGGAGCTAATGAATATATATACGTTATGATTCCTAACGGAGCTAATACAGTTCTAGGAGTTAGTAGCATTATAGGTGGTTTTAAATTACTTGGAACTCAAGAAATATTTAGCAACCTATATTATATATTTAAGAGTGCCCAACCTGGATTGGGAGAGACAACTGTAGAAATACTTGACCAGAGTGGATATAATCCAGAGAGTATTGATACAACAACTATACGAGAGCTATTAGCTGCAAAAGCTGACAAACATACTGTATATACTAAAGAGGAAGTAGACGATAAACTTGCAGCTATTGAGGGTGGTGATATTCAACTTAATAACTACTATACTAAGAAGGAAGTAGATGATAGGATTCCAGACGTTTCTAATAAAGCTGATAGGAGTGAGATACCTACCAAAGTTTCTCAGTTGGAGAATGATTCTGAATACTTATCAGAAGTTCCAGAAGAGTATGTTACTGATGAAGAGTTAGAGGCTAAAGGTTACTTAACCCAAGAATTAGAACCTCAGTTTGCTGCCAGTGCTGCTAAGAACATAAATCAGCAGGACATTGATAATTGGAATAACAAGGTTGATAAACAAGCTGGTATGGGTTTATCAGAGCAGAATTTTAGTATAGAGGAAAAGGCTAAATTAGCTGGACTGACTAACTACAATGATTCTGCTGTTAGGCAACTCATAACAAACTTAGGCTCAGAAGTTGAGAAGAAAGCTAATAAAACTGATATTCCAGATATTAGTGGTAAGGCTGATAAGACTGAAATACCTACTAGAGTTTCTCAATTAGAAAATGATAGTGGTTATTTAAATTCATTACCAGAGAATTTAGTTACTGAACAGGAATTAGAGGATAAAGGTTACTTAACAGAGTTTACAGAAACAGACCCTACTGTTCCTTCATGGGCTAAACAACCTACTAAACCTACATATACATTAGAAGAACTTGGTGCTGAATCTGCAGGCGCAGCTGCCGATGCTTTACTTAATGCTAAAGAATATACTGATGGAAGGCTTAACATAATCTTAGAAGGTGCTGACCCATCTTACAATACATTCAAGGAATTAAGTGATGCTATATTAGCTCAGAATACTACCATAGGAGGTATTAACACTGAGATAAGTAGTGTGAAGAATACTTTGAATAGTAAGGCAGACAAGTCAGAACTGTTCTCTAAGGATTATAATGACCTTATTAATACACCTGTTATCCCAAGTATTGAAGGTTTAGCTACTGAAACTTGGGTTCAACAACAAATTGCTGCTATACCTGGAGTTGATTTAAGTGGTTATGCTTTAAAAACCGAGATTCCTAACTTGGACAATTATGTACAAAAGGAAGCAGGAAAGGTTCTAAGTTCTAATGATTTCACAGGAGAGTTAAAACTGAAGCTAGAGTCACTAAGTAACTACGACGACAGTGAGGTTAAAGGGCGCTTAGCTGACTTAGAGAATGCTGCAGATACTCATCTATGTGAGATTCCAAATAGTATGTATATTTCTGAAACTCCGTCTAGCTATTTTGAGACTTTTGAAGAAGCTTTGGAATTTGGAAAGAAATTAGCTGAATGTAGAATCATAGCATTAGAACATGAACAGAAAGACTTTCTAACATCCTATTCAAAATCTGGATATAATGCAAACGATACTAGCGGAACTAGACACATAGATGTAGTTGCCTATTTTCACTATAACATATCCACCGACCTTAAGGTAGAATTTAACCTTACGAATGGGGATACAACTCAAGAGTATACATACTCAAAGGAGTTTATACCAACGATTATTAATGACTTAGTAACTAATAAATCAGACGTGTCTTTATCAGCAGCTCAAGGAAAAATACTAATGGATAAACTTACAGCATTAGAAGAGATAGTTAATAATATTACTACTAATGCTTCTATAATACTTGAATAACATGGCAGATGCAATGGTAAACAATAAGCAGGTAAATTTCTGGAGGGGTGATATGACTCCTCCAACTATTTACCATATCTGGATTAAGGATAACAGTAAGATGCTGTTATATGATGGTGAGAAATGGGTTGTATTCCTTGATAATAAGGAAATTATTGACATATTAGACAAAATCCAGGAGATGTTGGATAATATGCAAGATAAGATTGACGAGATTGGAAACAAGACCGTTAATAGGAAGCCCATTAAAACCAATCCAGTTTTAGATGGTACTGACATACTTGTAAATGCAACTGGTAACTATGTGATTCCTACTGAAACGCTGGCACAAACAGCTTTAAGATTAGACAACTTACTAAGTACTAAAATAATTGAATAATGGTTATAGATAGTAAGTTCGCCTATATTAAAAGGAAGGAAGTATTTGAACCATTAATTGATACTATTCCTAAAGGATTAAATCCGATTGTGTTTATAGAAGATACAAGGGAAATGTGGACTTGTGGAACATATTTTAGTATTGGGTATCCTAGTATTGAAATATCAGAAGTTAGTGGTTCAGTAAAAGTACAGATTGGTAATTCATTCTTCCTAATGTCTACTGCTGGAGAGAGTATTAGTGTTAGAAAGGGTGATGGTAACAGAATTATTATTAGTAGTAATGCTCTTAATAGGGTAGACACTGAACCACCATTGGAGTGGGATGCAGCTAATAGAAAACTGTTACACAAGACTAGTGGTGTAGTTCCAGGTTCTTATGGTCAATCTACTAATCTAGGAAATGCAAGTATCTTTGTAGTTCCTAATATTATAGTAGATGCTACTGGACATATTACACTAGCAGAAAACCATAACATAGAAATCAGAGATTATGTAGAACAATTAGCCCCGTCTAATCTAATGGGAGAAAGAAATATATTACTATCTTACAATGAGGCTAGTAATAATATGGATACCTCTCAGGTAAGAAAGGCTAATGGTTTAACATTTAATGATGCTACACAGAAGATGACCATAGCTGGAGGTATGAACTCTAACGGACCAATTAATGTAAATCATGGAGACTTATCAGTATTAGATGGCTACATTATTGGTAATCTAAAGGGTGATGTGCAAGGTCAGGCTACTCCAAAGATTCACTTATCTTTAAAGCCTGAATATGGTGGTGCATCTACTAAGTTATATGGTCATGTAAAGCTTCAAGATATTTTAAATACTAGACCTGACCCTTCTAGTGATAATGAGAACATTAATGATACCAATATAGTTGCCGCTATCGCTGCTTCTCCTTTAATGGTTTGGAATGCAATTCAAACAGCTAAGGATTATGCAGACAGTATTCTTGGCTCAAATAATGCGATGCTGTATAAAGGTGCAGTTGAGGCAGGAACAACAAGTCCAGGTACATTTACCCCTTCAGCTGATGTTGGTAATACTTATGTAGTAACATTTGGAACAGGTACATATACTGATAGTGTTGGTTACATTAATGGAGAGCCAGTAGAAATTGGAGATTTACTAATATGTAAAGAAAGTACTCCAGCTGCTACTTCCTCTACTTGGTCACAAGTAAAGAACAAGTGGACATTTGTACAAACTAATACTACAGGTGTAGTAAGTGGGCCTTCAAGGTCAGTAGTCGGACAAGTGGCTGTATTTGATAGTACTACTGGTAAATTAATTACTGGTTTAACCAATGGTAATGTAGGACAAGTACTTACTATTAATAATAGTGGTACTCCATCATGGATTACTCCAGTATCTCAAACATGGCGTGCTATTAATTATCAGAACTCTGGACAGGCAGCATCCCAAATCCTTAGTAACTCTACAGATTCTGGAGATTTGACTTTTGGTGTAGCAGGTAACATGAGATTGAGTTGGGATAATGCAACCAATACATTAACCTTCACTTCAATATCTGACAATAGTTGGCGTGATGTATTAGCTTATACACCTAGTTCCCTATTACCTCAAAGTATTGGGGAGAATGCTGACTTAATATTCTCAAGTGATTTCTTGTGGATAGAAGGAGAATTAGTAACTGGATGGGCATCTGTAGACTCAAGTGGAAATATAACATATTCAAGATAATTCAGGAGGACTTAGTTCCTCCTTTTTATTAACTTTGTGATTACACAATATGCTAATTAAAACAAAATACATTGACTGTGCTAGTAAGAGTGTGTTTAATACATGGAAGTTACCTACAAGTGCAGCAGATACCAGTGGAGATATATACTGGTCAGCCATTGTCTATATACAAGACACTGGTGAAGTGTGGACTCATGGTAAACTATATGGAGGATTCTTCTCAAATGCAGACAGTAACAAAGTTAGTTTAACCATAGGAGGAACAACAAAGATATTAGCATTAGATGGACACGTTCAATCTTATACTACTTTAACGGGTAGTGGAACAACAGCTGACCAAGCTATCTTATCTACTGGTGTAGCTAATAAGTGGACTTTAAAGACTTTAGGTAAGAATGCATTTAGTAATGTAGATTACCTACCTGCTGATGCAACTGCCGTAGCTGCTGAGAAAGTAGTTAATGCTATGAGATTCCAATATAATGGAAAGGATATGCATTCATTTGATGGTTCAGTTGCCAGACTATTGAATATTATTCAAGGTGATAATGTATTCATTACTGGAGATAGTCAAGGCAATGTTACTATTGCTGCTGACCCAGGAAGCGATACAGTAAACACAGCTGGAGCTACTAACCTTATTGATAAGAAGTTATTTCTTATTGGTGCAGAATCTCAGACTACATCACCACAGACTTATAGTAATCAGTATGTATATATTGGAACTGATAACTGCTTATATAGTTTAGGTAAGAAAGTACTGACTGAACATCAAGCCATCTATAATTTAGATTTACAGACTCAAGTTGGAGATGCTGTTACTAAAGTAACTACATTTGACCCTAATGCAGCTAATAATTCATTTACTCTAGTTCAAGGTACTAACGTAACATTAATTCCTGATGCAACTAATAAAAAAGTAACTATTAGTAGTAAGGATACAACTTATGATTTCTATAATTTAATCTTTAAACAAGGAGACACTGTTGTAGATACTTATAAGCCAACTACTTCTCCTAATAAATCATTCAAAGCTGGAACCAATGTTACATTTACCAAGAGTGGTGATGAAATAACGGTAACTACTCAAGATACTAGAAATACAGCTGGAGCTACTGAAAAATTAGCTACTAAACTATTCTTAACAGGTTCATTAACTCAGACTGATAATCCGCAGACCTATACTAATTCTAAAGTATATATAGGTGCGGACAATAAGCTGTACAGTGATGGTAAGGTAGTTTCTACTGGAGACCACACTCATAATTATGCAGGAGCTACAACACCTGGAGGTCCCGCATTAAAAGTAGACTTAAATCCATCTGGATTGTTAGATGCTACTTATGGAAGTTATGGTGGAATACTCCAAGACTCAAATAACGGTCCTGCAACAGGTTCTTGGTCTAATAGAATTAAAATACTACATAATAATTCATCTGGTTATTACACTGAACTAGCACAAGCTATGACAGGTACAGCTGGGTTATGGCATAGAAGAAATGTTGCTGGAGTAGTAAGTGATTGGACTCCAGTAATTGATAAAGCTAACTTCCGTACATATCTAGATGATACTTATGTAATTAGGGGTAATGACCCTAATGTTCTTACTAACTATGTGAGATATTCAATAGCATCTGGTCTGACTATGAATTGGGAGGCAGGTAATGCAACTCCAACTCATATATGGGGTGCCAAGAACAGTGATAGTTCTAAAGCATATGTATTTAATGGGGATAATATTAGAGCATTTGCTAATGCAGTGAATAGGGCTGGTGATACAATGACTGGTACTCTAAAAGTAACTGAAATTCAGACTACAGGGGGTAATGGTCTTACAATGTATTCTGGCACTGATTGGACATATTTAGGACAGCAGGCTGGAACTACTTACATCAGAAGTGGTGCTACTGATGTATATCACAGAAAAAACGGGACGGACTATAAAATATGGGATGCTAATAATGATGGTTCTGGTAGTGGGCTTGATGCAGACTTACTGGATGGAGTACAACTTATACAAAAAGGAGGTAACAACGGAGTACTTAGGTCGTGGGCTAGAGGTTCTTATACTACGGTTAATCAATATTTTGGAAATGGGGTTGTTGTGGTAATAGACCCTAAACCTACTGATAGTAACGAACTGTGGGCTAACACAGCTATATTTAGTATAGGTGATGCCGCCATTAGGAACTGGCAAGTAGCGTATGGTTATGGTACAGATACAATAAAAGCTAGAAGAATATCTGATGGACCAACCTATAATGCTTGGAAAACATTTGCTTTTTTGGACTCTAATGTTGCCTCAGCTACTCGTGCGGATTATCCAACTGGATTTACTAGTAAGCTATCTTCTGCAACCTGGGGTAATCAGGACGGAACCTTTGTCACTGGGTGGGGTGGTCCTAGTAGTGCTGATATTCAGTTTAGAAATAATGGAGGTAAATTAAACGTTATTATTGACGGAACATTTTATCAAGATGAAGGTAAATACAAGGTTCTTGATACTAATAATTATTCATCTACACTCGATGCAAGGTACTTACTGAAAGGTAGTAGTGTAACAGCTGGAAATAATTCTAGCTGGCTCTCATTCTCAAATGATGCAGGTGGTATAGGTGGTACTATGGGTACTAACGACCAGTGGAGAATTTATGGTAGGTCTACTGCCTCAAACGCAGGCTACTTGGAAATAGCTACAGGAGATGATGCAGCAGAGCCTATATATGTTAGACAATATTCAGGTGTGTTTGCCACATTATCTAGAACCTTAACCCTTCTTGATGCTAGTGGTAATACTACTATGCCTGGTACAGCTACCGCTGGAAACTTTAGTACGGCTGGTAGATATATTACCTCATATGCATCAGGCACATGGATTAATTCAGTAACTAATGCAGCTCTTACTGTGAACATGGGTAGCACCTACGGAGGTATTTGGTGTGCCCCAGTAAAAGGAGGACGAGTTGCAATGTCTGTATATCCGTCATCTAATAATAACATATACTTGGGATATGCTTCAACTGCCCAAATAACAGCTGGGACTAATTCCTTTACAAAGCAAACTTATTGGAACGCTGATGATGGTATATGGAGAGCAGGCGGCTATGCTAAGGATGGTTCAAGTGATACTTATGTTCTGTTAGGGGGTGGAGGTCATGCCACATTGTCAGGCTTAGGTGGAAGCCATACTCACACTATATTTAGGAACAACCTAATGATTAAGGGTACTAATGGTATTTCTGACACAGCATCTATACATCTAGCTCTTGGAGATTCAGATACAGGTTTTAAATGGATTTCTGACGGTGTTGCTCAGATATATGCTAATAATACTGCTATAGGTCAATGGAACTCAACCTGCATGAATTGGTATAAAACCCCGCAAGTAAATGGTGTAGCTGTATCACTGACTGGTCATACACATAATTATATTACCAGTAGTGGATTAAGGACTGCCACAGCAAATGGAAATACTAGAGGTGAGTCTGGAGTACGTTTATATGCAGCTTATAATAACGGATACCCTACTACTTATGGTACAGTACTTCACCTACATGAAGGTAGAGGTGCTGCTGAACTTTTACTCGGATGGTCAGGAACAGATGGAGCACACGCTAACAATTACGTTAGAAGCAAAAGAGATAATGACTCAGGAGCGTGGTCAGGTTGGGCTACCATTTATACTACAGCTAATCTAGATATAAATAACCTTACAGCCAAATACCTTGTTAATGTAGCAGGTATTAGTAACCTAGACTCTCCAAATTGGTACAGTAATGGAGATGGTTATGGTATTAGTATGAACTCATATAATGGTTCTGCTTCAAATCAACCTAGTGGTGGAGACAATGCTAACAGTGTTCTTAACATATGTAACACTAAACATGGGACTAGTGGAGTATACGGATGGCAGATAGCATTTGAGAATCACAATATATTGGTTAGAAAATGGAGTGCAGGGAGTAAGACTGGCTGGTATACGTTGTGGCATTCTGGAAACAGTAATATAAGTGATGCTCTTCTTAAATCTGGAGGTACTATGACAGGTGCACTTAACTTTGCAAACAACACCTGGAATAAGGTTGGAGATGATGTATATATAGGAGACCATAACATCGCTAACTATTTATGTATTAAAGCTAACTCTGGTACTACGGCTGGTATTAACTTCTTTAATAGTAGTGACGGTGATATAGGTAAATTAACTTCAGCTAATGGCACTCTGCAATGGAAGGGAACTAATGTATCTCTAAACGGACATACACATGATTTTATTAATTCTAAAGGCAATCTCAACGCTCAAACTGGAAGAACCCAAAATCTAGGTAATGTATATTCCTATAACACTGTGTCAGGTAACGCAGGTGGTCCTACTACGTATACGTCTATTATAGGTTTTGGTAGAGGTGCTGCTGGTACTGTAGAAATTGCTGGAGGTTGGACTTCAGGTATGGGACTATGGTATAGAGCATTAAGAGATACTACAGATAATTGGTTTGGCTGGGTTAAAGTGTGGGATACGAAGAACTTCAACCCTGGAGATTATGTACAATTAAGTCGATTAAAGAAAGCAAGGATACCTGGCGAAGTAGTAGACCTTTTTGTATATAAAGTGGGAAGTTACTATGCTACTAATACAGATTACACAACGTTTAAAAATCAGTTATTTAAGTCAAACGGTAGGGGTAAATCTAGCGTAACATACCAGCCTTCATATGCTAGTAGTACAACATATACTGTGGACTTATCCGACTTTATACTAGCATACAATGCTATAAGTGCTTATAGTGATGGTATGTATACAGCTGGTGCTGGTGAATTGGAAAGTAACAGAGTGGGTCAATCAGTTGGTGCTAATAGTAAAACCATTAGTGGTCTTGAAATGCCTAAACACGCCCACTGGTTTGGACACTGTAGGTCAGATAATGCTAGCGACCGTGACGTATTTGGACCAGATGGAGGTCAAAACCACTCTACAGATGGTACTACTCCTGCTGGACAAGGAGGTAACTGGAGAACTGGTTATTCTGGTAATGGACAATCTAAGGATTGGAGACCTAAGACATTATTAGTATTCAAAATGGTATATATGCCACAATCATGGTAAGTTATAAATATTTAAGACAATTTGTTTTGAATATTAGTAAATTATGACTAACTTAGCACTCGAAAACTTAAGAAGAGATTTTAGACTAAAACTAATTTTAAATAATTTTAATTATGGAGTTACTTAACAAAAGAGTAATGTACACTGTAAAGAATCAAGATGCTAACCTGAAGCTTGAGGGTGATGCACAGATTATGGGAGATAACATGATTACTACTTTCTCAGGGTCATTCTTCACACTAGAGGATGTTTTCACTGGAGGATTTAGTTACTCTGAAGAAGGAGAGGGATTAATTAACAAGAGTGTTAATAGCTATCCTGCAAATTTGGAAGACAAGGGCATGAACCTATTAGATGCGACAGTAGAAGCTTTAAAACAACAATTAACAGTTTAATTTTATGACACTAAATGAAATGATGATTAAGCACAACTTTATCACTAAAGTACTGCTTAGAGACGGAGACAAGGAACTTAGCAAAGACTTAAAGGTAAAGTTAATGGGTATGAGAATTGAGTTAGGTAAAATAAGAAAGCAACTTGAAGAGGACTTACAAGAAGCTGTCAAAGAACTAACTCCAAAGGGTTATCAAGAACTGATAATGAAAGAAGACAAAACAGAAGAAGATAAAGCTCAAGTTGAGGCTTGGAATAAGCAAATCAATGAGGAGTATAATGCTTACGTTGATAAGAGAGGAAAAGAGGAAGTACAAATTGATACCACATTGAGTGAAGATGAATTTGCTCAGATTATTGAGGTAAATGCAGGCAACGATGTTGAAATTAATGGAACTAAATTGAATGCAGCTGATTTCTTAGAAGTACTTTATAGCTTATTCGTAGCGTAATGTAATAAACGAGGGCTGTGTAGGTTATACATAGCCCTTTTATTTTATCAGCATGAATGAATATATTGAGGTAATTGGTCAATTAAAACCCAAAAACAATGCTAACTTTCCGTTAGCTGACGTTAATGACTTACGTGGTGGTTACATCCAAGTTACCAATATGAGTGATATGGAAGCCTTCCTCAGTACTAATAAGCTGAAGGAAGGTATGCTGTGTTACGTTAAAAATTCACCTGACGACAACCATATGTACCAATTCTATAGTGGGGTATGGAATGTATGGAAAGTACAAGGAGGTGGAGGAAGTGGAGGCGGAGGAATGTCTATAGTGGTTGTAGAAACCTTACAAGAACTATTAGACAGAGACGATTTAAGAGTTAAAGGACAGATAGTATTCGTTGATGAAATCAATGAGATACGTTACTTTAACGGCTTCGTATGGGAGTCCTTCTCCAAAATTTACATACAGGATACACCACCTGAAGATAAGGGAGGTATTTGGATAGATACTTCTGAGAATAAAGAACATATGACAAGTAGTACTGTAATTCAAGACCTATTAAAGGTTATATCAGTATTACAAGACAAGGTACGTAAACTAGAGTTTGCATTTAACTGCCAGATAGATTCGGGTGATTTTACTAACAATCAGAGATATGCTTATGATGGTATGCCTAATGAAGAACCTGATTATGGTACTTCAGAAGAGGAGGATAATGCTACTCAAGAAGCTAATAAGGATATAGTTCTTGCTGATTCACCTGAGCCAACTGAGTATGAAGAGTATTTACCTAATGCTAAGCATATATGTATTAAAAGTGGTACGTATGCAGAAATGCAGGCTAATAAAGGTGATTTTCTACCTAAAGAATTGTTATGGTGTTATGATACTCAGACATTATGGATTAAAGACCCTAAGACTTATAAATTAATTAAAATAGGTAGCACAGGTGGTGGAGAAGACCCAGGACCTGGACCAGACCCAGAAACAATGGATGGAATATTAACCGAAGTCATTGGAAGTGGTAGTGGAGCTAAAACCAAGATTATTGGTATTGAGTTCGCTGACATGACGAATAAAGAGAATACATTCCTTATTCAGGTTAAGGATGGTAAATTAGATATACATGATTATAGATTAGATAAGAATACTTTAGCTGGTAATGCTCAGACTCAAGGTACTGGAATTTACTACACTACTCCATATTTCCCTATCATCCCAGAGGAGGTAGGTTCTAAAGACTCTCCAAAGATTTACGTTAATATGGTGTATTGTGGGGGAACATCAGAGGATAAGGACTATAATCCAGTATCTCACAATTTCGTAGAGTTGTGTAATCTTGGTAAGAAAGACTTAAATCTAAAGGGATTGTTCTTACATTATACAGAAAGGAATAGTGGAGATTGGGTTACATTACCTCTAGTTGGTACTCTTAAATCTCAAGGTACATTCTTGATTAAGGGTGCTCAATGTTCCGTAGAGAACATCAATACTACACTAATTAGAGTTGGTGAACCTGATATGTATTGGACAAAAGATGCAACTCTTAATAATACAAGACTTGAGATTGCTGGAGATACAGGTGCTGGAGTACAGCCTCATAGTATATGGTCAAGTAAAGATGATTGTATTAAATTTAGCTATGACTGTGCGTTTTATATTAGTAGCGAGGAGACTACAGACTACTTCAAAACTACTGTTATGAATAGTACTGCACCTTGGACTACTAACGGAGTTATTAAATGGTATGTTGATTTAGTCGGAATAGGCAGCTATAATGATAAGTCAATGCCATGTGAAGCATCTCCTATTGCTACTAAGGGGAGTAATGTATTACTAATGCGTTACTATAATATGGACCCAGTAAAGCAAGCTACTAAAGCTCTGAGTGCTAGAAGTAATGTTAAGGATTGGACATATATTAATATGGACAAAATCAACCCTGCTATTGATATTCAAGAGTATACTCCGAAGAACTCATCACAAAATAAGAATATATTCTTTAATAAGCATCTATTAGTGGAAGGTGCTCCTAACATAGTTACTTGTACATTGGGACATGATGCCCATAAGACAAGATGCTTCAACTGGGTGTCAGTAGGATACTATGATGAATATATCTGGATAAGAAAAGATGGTGAAGAATATACTCCAGAAAATAAATTTGAATCTTTCAAGAAAGAAGACTTCAATACAGAAGGCGTTAGTCAAAATCCTAACAGACCTGCCAACCACAAGAATTGGACTAATAAAATTTACAATAGGATTAGAAGCATAACTACAGATGGTACTCCATTTACAGTTCATAAGTTCATTAAGGACTTTGATGAGCCTACTGATACACAGAAGTATTATTATAAGGTAGGTAGAGATGGAGCATGGACTGAGGAAAGGTCATTTACTCTTAGAAATAGAGATAAGGTTATCGAAAGAGGATTTAACTTCCTACAAGTAAGTGACCAACAAGGATTTAATGCAGAAGAATATGAAATGTGGAGAGTTAGTGCAGAGTATATTAACTCTGATAAAGCTGAGAATCCATATGAATGGTGCTTAAATACTGGTGACCAAACTCAGAATGGTAATAGATTCAATGAATGGATTGACTATTACAAAGGTGGAGATGTTATCTACAGAGACACAGAACAAATGTTTACAGTAGGTAACAATGATTTAACCCCTGTAGATGTGTATGTGTTGGGCGATGGTGAAGATATTAGTAAAACTAATCCAGTAAATGTAGAGTTCTTCTTTACATTTGAACACCCTTATACAGTACCCATTTCGTCCGCTGGAGTGTACATTCCCTGCTGCTATAGTTTCGTATATGGCAATACCTATTTCTTGTCTATGAACTCTGAAATCACTGAATTAGCGAGGACAGATGTGTTCGGAGATATAACTGGTGTGAACGTATATAATGACTTAAAAGATTGGGCAACTGCTGATTTAGCTCAACACGCAGCTGATGAGAAAATTAAGTGGAAGGTCGCTTTCTGCCATGAAGCTCCATTTACCATTATTACTGCTGACTTAATTATGAGTTATCTAAAGAAGAATGAGAGTGGAACTTATGACAAAGACCTAAACATCAAGAGGGGTGGTAGCCACTTAAATACAGTAGGTAATTATTGGTTTAGTCAATGGCTACAAGATAATGCATTTAAGCTATGCCTGTGTGGTCATAAACATACATATGCTAATTCAAGATACATAAGAGAGAACCCAAGTAGGACAATGGAACCTATCGTTTACGATACTTCCTTAACTCCTTCATGGTATACTAGCTTACCAGATAGAGAAAGACAATGTGTTCAAATCTCTACTGATGCAAGCTTGAATTATGTAAGATATGTAATGTGTCAGGCTACTGGATATAAGTTGACTTCTAATAAGGAATTACCTGCAAAGAATATTCCTTGGTTGTTAGAATACTACCCAGTATCTAGTCAGATTGAGAACAATACAACTAATACTGCTACAGTAAAGGTTAACTCAGCACAGCAATATCCTAATTACATTATATGGAATATAGGTAGTGGTGATGAGGTTGAGACTCCTTCTATGACAACAGCTTCGAGGGAGAGAATACTTGGTAAATCATACAAGCTTCAACTAAAGGACAATACTAAGGTTTGGGCTTACAAGTATAATGTACCTATAGCTTATACTGACCTTAAAAAGGTGGGAGGTAATGGTTCTATCAATCCAAGCAACAATATAGTAATTGAAAAGACATTACAATGAAAATAAAACATTATGATGAAGTAACTGGAAGATGGGTAATCGACGGTGCTTCTAATGCTTCAGAATTGGAACTGACAAACCCTGGCTTCTTAAATGAGGCTGGGGAATCAGTTTCTATTGACAATGGCTTTACAAAGCTAGATAATAGAATGACTAAGTTAGAACAAAACCTAGCCTGGGTGTACCTTAATGGTGCAATCGGAGGTGGTGGCGGTGGAGGAGGCGGTGGTGACGGCTCCGAATATACTATTGATGTAGCTGAGGGTAGCACAGTCTATACAGCCACTAATACTGTTACACTTAATATCTTGATTAAGAGTGGTGGTGTTAAAAAGTCATTTACTGTAATTGCTAAAGATTTAGCTACCAACAAAACATTAGGAACATGGAAGAAGTACTCTATGGCTAGAACAGATATTACCATTACTGGATTATCTGGAACTACTGACGTAGAACTATCTGCCTATGATAATGACAATGTATATGCTACTCCTACATATGTAAAGATTGTAGCAGGAGCTATCTCCTTAGAGATTCAGTCTATACCACCTAAGACTATGTATATGGGTGGTGTTGCAGAAGTACCTCTTAACTATACTGTAACTAATAATATCTTACAAAGTCCAGCAGAGTTCTGGATGACTATTAATGGTATTGAAGTAGCTAGAGTAGGTAATATTACTACTGCAATCAGAGCTTTAAGCTACGATGCTCGTAAACTGTTATTTGAAAGCGAACATTTTAATCCCAAAGCAGGTCAAAGATTCTACTTCATAGCGCAGGCTAGTACTACTCTTAATGGAGAAGTATTATCATCTGAACAAATTAAGTTTGATGTTACGGTAGCTGATAGTAATAATCTGGTTATTGTGACTGAGGATATTACAGAATTTACTCCTTCTTCAAATCCTGGAGAGACTATTGATGATTTAACTAAGTATGGTCAAGGTTCACAGTTAGGATTTAGCTATTACTTTAGTTATGGTCTTAGTAAGTATAGTTCATTCAACATGGATTATAAGATTCATTTAATGAACGATAGCGGAGAGGTAGAGTTACTTGACACTGGTACAATTAAGAATATCAATAAGAGTGAGACTAATAGGTTTGTATATAGTACTGTAAATCTAGCTGTTAATAAAGCCAATGAGTATTTAAGAATTACTCTATTTGGATATGCAGTAAATGACCCTGGTGATACTTCTGCTCAATATACTAAGACAGTTACTTGTCGAATAGTAGAAAGTGTAAGCACAGAGCTATATGCAAACAATGACATGCACACGTTACTTGCTTACTTTAGTAAGATTACTGGTTTTCCAAATACTGCAACTGGTACATGGAACTATCCTATCAAGAATAGTGGTGAGTTTATATATGAAGGTGCATTTGCATCTAAGTTCCCAGATGGAGTAAACTTTACTCTAAAAGGTGTGAATGGTAAGACTAGTGGTTTCATACAAGACATTGATGGAGTGAACCAGATACCTGCAACAAGATTAAGTGGTGAAGCTTATGGTTATCTTGAAGTAGCGGATGTTATGTTCCCTGCCATTGATATTGGTGCTGGTGTATCATTCTTCCAACCTATGGGATTCCATATCTCATGTACTTATAAGGCAGACGCCTCTTCTTATCCAGAAGAAGTAGTATGCGGTATAGGTCAGTATGAGGATGGTGAATTAAAAACTGGTTATGAAGTATCATTAGAGAAAGCTGTATGTAAGATTGGTTCTGCTGATACACTTACAGTTAAACTCCCTCAGAATGAACTACTTACTGTAGACCTAGATGTATCATTACTATCAGGAAATGCTTGGTACTTTAAAATCTATGTCAATGGTGTGCTGTCTGCTGTAAGTAGGGTACTACAATCCGATATTGACTGGATGTTTGGTACTGACTTCTATTTCGGATGTAGAAATGATAATGGGGTAAGAAGTAGATTCTCTGATGTTAATATTTATGATATTAAGATTTATACATCTTCACAGAGTGAATATGCTATTGTTCAGAACTACATATCTGCCACTGAACAGGCAAGACTTGTAAGAGGTCAGATTGATGCATCTTTAGATGCTGAGTTAAGAACTAAGAATCTATTTGATAGTGCAGGTAACTGCTTAATATGGGATAAGACTCTGGATGGAGGTAAGGGCGGTTTCTTAACAGGTGAGTTATTATACTCTAAGTTAGTAGAGCAAATGGAAATTAACACACCTTATCCTATTGTGTTAGTAGAGGAAACATCTAACAGCCCTACACTATTTGAACCATATTCAACTGCAATATTCTCTGCATCTGATAAGGTAGAGGTAATGGGCAAGAAATTCCCCGTTAAAATTACTTATCAAGATAGTAAGGGTAAGGTTGTTATTACAACTCCAAGTGGTGTATCAGAGAACAATGGTGTTGCTATTGGTCTACAAGGTACATCTTCACTATCTTATAATGCTAAGAACTTTGAGATTTATATGGGTGATGTAGACCAGACTGGTAAGAAGATGCTATTCCAACCTACTGATGATTGGTTGCCTGAAAACGAATTTACATTAAAAGCTGACGTAGTAGACTCTGCTCACGTTAATAACGTAGTAATTGGTCAGATTGTTAATGGTAGAGCTACAAATTCTGCTGGACAATCTATTACCCCATTTGGAGCTACACCACCTATGTCATTAGGTAATGATGTTTGGGGAGGAGATGCTGATAAGGCTAACTCAATTAGAGGTAAAATTAAACATACCTCTGAAGGTTTCCCAGTTCTTCTGTTTATTAGATATGCACCTGATGCTGATGGAACTATTAAACAACCTAAATTCTGTGGTATCTATAACTTTAACTTAGGTAGGTATGCCTTCTTTAATCTTGGATTGAAGTTACTTACTGACTACACTAAAATAAATCAAGATGGACCAACATTAGTAACTGATTATACAGAGAATATTGATAGATGGAATACTGGAGTTAGCAACGGTGTATATTCTGTTGAAATTAACCAGAACTCTTCTGCACAAGGTGCATTCCAACAAGACAATATGAAGATTGTGCAATTCATGGGTGATGTAATGTACACATCTAGGGATGAATCAATCGGTTATAATCAAGTACAGAAGTTCTATACTCAGATGGCTAATATGGCTCTTACTCGTATCCAGAAATATACAATGGATGATGCTGGACAAACTCCAACTAAACCTATTCCTGGAGAGTTCTACGATTTGGATAAGAATGCTTATTATAACTTTAGTGCTTGTGACCAGCATCTGAACTGGGATAATGCTTGTGCTTATTTTATGATTGCATTACTATTTGGTTGTGTGGACTCTATGTGTAAGAACTTAACTATTCGTAGTTGGGGTACTGATGTATGGTATTGTTGCTTCTATGATATGGATACGGCATTTGGTTTGAACAATGCTGGACAAGATATTGTAGAATATTGGGCACATCTACATAGATGGTATAATATCTCTTCACAGGATACTGGTATTACTCAATATACACAGGAGAAGAATTATGTATCTACTGATAGTTATAAACAATACTTTGCATCTTGGTGGAATAGAATTTGGGAAGTATTAGAGAATCTAGCTGGTATAGATAGTGGTAGTACTGAGAACAGAACTAGCTTGGAATCATTATATGTGAATCTAAGAACTAACCTATTCCCAGACCCTGATAAGTTCATTAAGGATTACTATCAGTCATATACTGAAAAGACAGGTTCTATTATGTTTAATTATGATTACAAGATTAAATATCTTGCTATATCTAAGACATATAACCCAAACACAGGTAAATATGAGGATAGTACTGACTTTAGCCAATTAAAGTTCTTACATGGTAATCGTGTAATGCACGTTAAGGATTGGTTTAGAAAGAGGATAATGTTCTTAGATGGTGTATATGGTTACAAGGATAATACTAACCTATTACCAACTACTATTGAATCTCCTATCACTGGTCTATGGGCTTCTAATAAAGCTACTGGTTCAGCTACTGAGGTTAGGTTTAGCACAGATATTACAGCAAGTAGCCAAATATTATATCATTATTCACATGATAAAACTACTGGTGCTTTCTGGATTAGTGAAACTCCTACTTCAGTTATCTTACCTATGCCTACTGGTGAAACAGTGGTGTATATGTATGCTAACAAGTACATAACGGACTTTACTAAATTCAAGAGTTACCCTTGGACAGGTTTGGATAATATTAACCTACCTATGTTACAAGAGCTAGACTTAAGTGGCTTGACTAATGTGGATGCTGCTTACTTCTTCCAGGGAGGTGTATATAATGAGGCTAATGATATTGGTCTAAAGAATATAAAGAAGTTAAATCTAAGTAAGGTTAAACTGATTGGTTCTACCGCTTCTGCATATACATTAGACTTAAGTGGTTGTCGTAAGATTCAGGAGTTGGATGTTTCTTATTCTTCTATTACTAAGATTACATTCCCTACATCAGCTGTATTAAAGATTCTAAATATGTCTGGAACTGATATTACTAGTCTTAAACTAGAGAATCAATCATTCCTAGAATCATTGCTGATTGATGATTGTTTGAAGTTAACATCTATAGAAATAAATAACTGTGGTGCATTAAAGACTTTGAACATCCCACCAAATGTAAAAACAGTAATTATTAGAAACTGTGAAAGTATGGAAACTATTCAGATTCCTTACTCATCAGTTAATAATTCTGTTAGCCCACTAGTTCAAGTAACAATAGATAACTGCCCAGGTATGAAAGAATTTAGTATTCCTGGTCAGAATAACCCTTCTCTAAAACTTGAGTTAACAGGTGCTTGGAATTTAGAGTCTTTAAATCTAAGTAATACTAAGACAGAGGATATAATATTAGCATCACTATATGTTAATGGTCAACCAAACTTCTACAGCTTAAAGAGTTTAAATATATCTAATACAACTCTAACTACTCTTAAGTTCAATGACCAGACATTCGATTATTTGGACTTAACTGCTTTCCCAGACTTGGAGAGCATTACAGCAACAAGTTGCAAGCAGCTTGTAGAAGTAAGATGCAAGAATGACAAGGATAATCCTATTGAAATTCCTAGAGCCGCATTCAGGGATTGTGTTTCTCTTCAAAGAGTTAAGGGACATATATCTATAGAAGGTGCAGAGGTGTTTAGAGGTTGTGGTTCATTCTTCTTAAATACTGATGAAATATATACTAGATATGGAACGGATGTATTCTTGGACGAGGACGGAGCTACTAACGTTTCCTTTGGAAGCAAGTTAGCTGATACTTACTTCTTATTTGAAAACTGTGTCAAATTGTCTTACAATGACTTCAAGTACCTAATGGTTAGATTAACCGATAATATAACCTCTATAGAAGGAATGTTCAAGGATTGTTCTAACATTACTGGAGATGTGTGGTATGATATGTTTAGAGTATGTACTAATATCAATAGTATTAAAGAAGCATTTAGTGGAACTAACCTAACTGGTCCATTCTTCTCTAGAACCTCTGATTACAGTCCATCTAAGGACTCTACTTGGGGAATATTAGATTTCTTACCTAAACTTACGGATGCAGAAGCTGCATTTGATAGTACCAGCTTAGAGTGGATTGATAATAACATTTTTGCTCCAGCTAACGGAGTATATAGTCCTATAGTAAAGGTAGATTATATGTTTAGAAATTGCCAACAGTTGAGAAGTTGTGCTAATACAAGAGCAACAGTACCATCTGATGGATTATTAAGTTCTAAGACGTTCTTTACTAATCTACGAAACTTAGCAAGTACATATCCAAAGGGTGTGTTTACAGGATGTCAAAATGTGAGAATGACCATTGATACTGATTCTAGTGGTAACACATATCTGTTCCATTCTATTAACAAGGTTTCTCAGACTCTAATACTAACTGACTCTCTATATACTGGTATAAGGTTAGTAGGAAAAATTGGACCTAATGTGTTTGGAGGAATAAGTCAAACTATTAATGATGGAAGTACTACTTGGTACATACCAACATTTAGTTCTATACAATATCCTTTCCAATATAGCGGAGGAGAGGCAACTGTAAACCTGTCAGAAATGGCGGATATGTTCCAGGGAATCAGTGGAACACTAAGGCAGGCTATTGGTATCCTCAATGGATTGAAATGTACTGAGGAGTCTGGAGCACAAAGTATCCCTTCTAATATATTTAGGAATTGTAGAATATTGAATAGTATCGAAGGATTCTTTAGTGGAATTGACTTAGATAATGATGGTAAAATATATCAATTCCCTCCAGCAGGAATGTTTGATGACTGCGTAAGTCTTACTAGTATAAAGAGCTTGTTTAGTGGTTGTCATAACCTTAAGCTTAAACTAGTAGGAGAGGGGTTTAAGAACTGTCTACTACAGAACGTCTCATTTGCATTCGAGAACAGTGGAGTATTTGGATATATTCCATATCGCCTTTTCTTTATGAGCAAAGACAACGGGGATGGTACTAAATCCATAAACCGTACAATTACTGATATGGAAGGTGTGTTTAAGGGATGCTGGTGTCTTGGATACGATGAAACGAGAACTATGGATATAGGCTCTGAGTTAATTCTTAATAGTACATGGACAACATGGGAAGACCATATTGTTAAGAATGCTGGAAACAGAGTTACCTATAAGTTAGATGTAAGTAATATGAAGAAGTCATATAACTACGATAGGAACGAAGATTCTAGTAGTGAGGACTACAATCCAGGGGAGCAAGCATTTGATGTTTGGTATCTTGATGGTTATGGATGGGAAGGAGCTTCAAGTACAGAAAGTGGCTTGGAAGAAGTTAAAGCCAGACTTACTGAAAAGTACTTTAAGTATGACACACAGCAGAAAACAGCTATTAGCCAAGCTGGAACTGGTCGTGCTGAAGTGGGATATCAGAATTATATGATTCCAACAGATTATTTCAGATACTGTCATGCTGATTGTACCCTTGAAGATTCTATGGTGGATTTTAATTATCCAGAACAAATCAGGGTGTTTATGCCTGATTCAGGTGATTGGACTATTGAAAGGACTGGAAAGTGGGATGGAATGATAGGTAGAATACCATGTAAACTATTTGAATCACTTGTTGATACTCCTAAGATGCTTGGAGTATTTAGGACTACAAGGTTCTGTGCTTTTGTTAATCTACAGGGTGATACATTTACAAGAGGTATTAAATATCCACCCGACCTATTTAAGTATAATGCAAAACTGGAAGACATTACTGGAATGTTCTCACAAACAGTACTTGAAGTTGGTGTGGATGTAAATAGTGACCTGTTTGCTAATAATCCTAACTTGAAGATTATCTCTGAAGTTTGGGCTAATTGCAAGTTTGATAAAAGGGCGTATAACGCTAGTGGAACTCAAGAGATATATCCTCAATTTGATTTTACTAGCCTATTTAAAAATAATACCAGAATAGTTAATGCTTCTGGATTGTTCTCTGTTACAACTTCTAGTAGTGATGATGATAGTGATTATGGACTACTTTTGATAACTGAGGACTTACTAAAGACTTGTTACAATATTAATGACATCAGTAGTATGTTTTATTATTGTACTGCTCTACAAGGTGCAGTTCCAACATTTAACGCTGCTACATACCCAATATTAAATATTGTATCAGGTTATTTAACTGGGGTTAAGAAGAGTAACATTACCAACGCTGACCAATTAGAGTCTAGATTAATACCTTCTGAATGGCTATAACAAATTATATAGGCTAATCATACTATAGGAATGATTTTTAAATATTTTAATACAATTATTTTGTAGTTAACATTGATTAACAATATTTCTTTGGTATGACCTTTAAGAATCATTAACTTTGCACTATGAAAATTAAGAAAGCGCGCTTTAGAGATTGGGATTAAAAACACACACAAACACAACAAATTTATGGCAGAATTTTTGACAATGCAAGAGGCAGAGGACAAATTTGGTAAGAAAGGTAAAACCAATGCGGCTCTTACTCTAGGTATTATTGGAACAGCACTTGGAGCTTTTTCAGGTAACAACGGCTGTGGCTGTGGTAACAACGGCATTCTTGGAAGGTCTGTTCGGAGGTAATAACGGTAACTGTCTAGCTGAAAGAGCTATGCAGACTGCTATGGCTCAAGGAGAGATGTCTCAGAATCTAGCTTGGAACAACAGAGTACAGTCCTTACAAGATGATATTGATTTATATACTTATATCAATGGTAGGAATTTAGCTATCAATGAAAGAATCGGAAACGAAACTCAAATTCTAACAAACCAAATCTGGAAGGGTAGAGTAGAAGACCTACAAGAGAAGAGTGGAATGTACGTTGATATAATCACTCGTGATAATGCTCAGAACCTAAGACTATGTGATGAGCTTTATAAGAGGAGAGAACAAGATGTACAAGAAAAGACTGACATCTTCGAAAGATTAAGTACAAGAATCAATGAATTAGAGAAGAAAGAAGCTGCTACTGCCGCTGCTCTACCTCTAATGTTCGAACTTAACAAAGTTAATGCTGAAAGATATTCAGACAACTGCTGCTGCAAGTCAGAGAAACAACTATTGGTTGCTGCTGGTGATTTACAGAGACAATTAGACCATAAGATTACTGGACAGCTGAAATATGCTTACAGTGACCTATGTGCTCCAGTTCCTAGTATCTCTCCACTATACTGTAGTCCGTTTACACAATATGGAACAGGTATGTATGCTGGTCAAGCTGCTTCTAACTGGAATGCAGTAAATACAGCTATCAATAGTACTTGTTCTTCTTGTACAGCTCAGTAAGATATTGAAGGGAGATTATGAAAGTAGTCTCCCTTTTATTATTTATACCTAAACACAAACACTTATGAAAGTAAAAATTACTCCAATAGGAGAGAGTAGCCAAATAATTGAATTTAATGTATCGTTACCATGCGGGGCAAGAGCATCTGTAGCCCCAGTGTCTACATTAGCAATTACACAAAGATGGGCTAAGGTGATTAATACAGCTACAACAGGTGCAGCTTCATACTTACAAATTACTAAGTTTGATATTATTCACAATACACAATATACTGATTGTAAGGGTAATGTAAGAGTAGCTACAGAGGAAACATCTACAATAATAGCTTCTCCAGTTACAAGTGAAACTATAACTACACTTGTGCCAGAAGTTAATAAGGTAATTGATGTAATAATTCCAAATGGAGTTAGTATAGTAAATCAAACTATCTTAGATGAGTTACCAACATCATTACCAGTTAAAGGTAATTGTGCATACTCAGTATTTGAGATTCAGCTTCCAGCTACAGTTACTCCATCAGCATAATAATGTATTATGAGCTTATTTGGTCAACCTTTCGGTACTAACTATACTGATTTACAAAACCAATATATGCAGCAACTACAAGTGATGCAACAAGCTCAGCAGGCACAACAAAAGACTCAACCTATCCTTGATGAAATAAACAGGGAGGTTGGGTCATTGTCTGTTGATGAGCAAAATGTATTGGCTAAAACTCAGGAATATCAGATGGCTAAACAAACCTATGAAGCAGGATTTATGTCTTTCTTAGGTACTAAGTTTAGTGCAGAATATGTAAATTCTCCAGACGGTAAAGTAGCTGCTGAGAATTTATTGGCTACTATTAGAAAAAGTAAAGAGTATATACAATCACAGATAAAGGCTAAAGAAGAGAAGGTCAATACATTATTAGAACTAATGGAGAGTGACCCAGAGATGAAAAAGAGATTTGATGAACTCATGATGAATAAAACAGCTAAATAATGAGTGATAAAGAATTGATATTTCAAGCAGCAAACACATTCACTAAAAACTTGGTAAGTAACTTATTTGGTATAAACACAATAGGTACTGATGCTCTCATAACTTACGTAGTTAATAATATGGAGGACAAGTATGGAATGTATTTGGAACCATTCCTTGATAAGGGTGGTAATTTAAATATAGATTTATTTGGAAATGCGCTACGTGACGTTATGAAGACTCGTGCTAAAAATGGTTATGTCGTTAAGCTATTTGGGAAACCAATCAAGTTTGGAGAGGCTGACATTGATGAGTTCAAGAGAATATTTAAAACGTTGAAAGCGAACAATGGACAACATTAGAACAGAGTCATTCTTAGGAGGTGACAAAGTAATAGTTGGCAATAAGTACACTGATTTAGTACTAGAAACTCTTGGAAAGGTTTATATCAAAACTGGTAATAGTTCAAGGGTTCTTAGTGATGTGTTAGCATTACTTGACAAGGTTACTGAGTCAGAAATTAAGAGTCAAACTATCATAGTTGGGAGCTTACTTGAGATGGAGCAAATGGAGTATCCTGGTGATGGATTCTTCGTTTACAATACACTTACTACTACACTATATATTTCTTATGACGAGAGATATATAGCCCTAATTGAGGCGGCAGAAGGTGCTGGCGATGGGTATGTAAGACGTAAGGGAGACACGATGACAGGTCAGTTGGAAATTAACACTGTTGGACCTCCTTTAATAGTGGCTTCTTCTAAGTTAGTTAACAACCTTAATGCTGAGTTTATAGGTGGCTATGCCGCCGACGATTTGGCTAAGAAAAGAGTAGATGAATACATCACAGGTAATTGGACATTTAAGGGTAAAGGTGTATCAGAGAATAACTGGACATTTAACCAGAATGTTCGTATGTATGGTGATTTAGTAACAAGCGGAAGTCTTACTTCTCCAGAATTTGCATCAGGATTTGGTGGTTATGGATGGAGATTAGACGCTGATACTAATACATTAACTGTGGATTATCTTGTAGTTCGTAAGGCTATGAGAGTGTATGAGATGGTTATTAATAAGATTAGTGCAACCAATGGTAGCCTTTGGGTTAGCAACTCAAGTAAGTGTACAGCTGCATATCAGCCTAAAATTATAACTCAGAACGATTTATCTGGGATTGGTACATGGGGAACTGAGGATGCCAAAAGTAATCTTGAGAAATTAATGCCATCTAATAATTATTTTTTATTTAACGATTTAAAGAGTAATTATACTGTAACTGAAACCTTTACTACGGAATTAGCTAATGCTAGTGGTAGTTATACTGCCAAATCTTTCGTGGACTATAACTTTATAATCTATATAAAAGACATTACCGTAGTAATAAACAGTCCTCTATTTAAAGGCACGAGTAGCTTATATGATTTGAATGTTCTAGACAAGTCATGGGAAGAATACAGTGCTAGCAATCCAGGCTCTGGAATAACTGAGAAGGAATTTAATACTTATAAAGGTAACATCAAAGTAATATTTATTACTAAGTCAAGAGAAGTAACTGAATGGGATACAGAGGGGGAAGGACCTCTTGCAGGAACAGTTCCTAAAAAGTGGGCAAACATAGACACCTTTAATAAAAGAACTAAGTTTTTTATGGTTCCTAAGAGTAGAGAGGTGAACTATAAAAAGGATGGAAAGACATCTAGTGATGGTTCTAACTTATACTGTGTCTATCCCTATTATAAGTACTTTGGACTTGAGGGGTCAAGTTCTAAGCTACCCTCAGTATCTAATATATGGGTAGTAGAATGTAAAAATGAAGACTATCCTTATTTTAAGCCAGGAGATATAATTAGATGTCAGAAGTATAATAATGGAAACATTAAATACTACGATGCTATAGTTACCTCTCAGGTGGATTCTTATACTTATATAATGCAGAAGGCTTTATCAGTATTTGATGTTTATACAGAGTATCACTATGATGATGAAGGTAAGCTTACTGACTTTGAGCAGAGTTACAATGACACTCAGTATAATAAGACTGAAACATTGTACAACTCGAATACTAATGAGTATGAACCTGCAAGAACAACTGATAATGGTACAGCCGATGGTAATGCTACTGCAAAAGAGGATAGACTCGATGATATAGCTAAGGATGATGATATGGTTCAGATGGGTAATATCTATAATATTGAAAGGCAGAATGCTGTTTATATTACCTCTACTGATGATTGTGGTCCTTATATAGATGTATTGTCGGGACTTAATAGACCTGACTATTCTGCGTTATACATTACACCTACATGGGCTACTAAGAAAGCCAATATTAAGAAGAAGGGTGATATATATGTTAGAGAAAGTGCCAGTGATTTCTATTATCAAACAGTGAATCCAGGTAGTGTAAATCCCGATAATTTCGGAGGCGATATTGATAAGAAGCACCCATTAATCTTCTTACAGACTAAGGGTAAGGATACAGTACTTATAAATGATGGAGAAAACACCCAAATTACACAGGATATTCTTAATAATCCAGCTGAATATGGCTACTTCTTAACCGAAGTTCCTACTATAGATTCTGCAATAGTACTTAGGGATAAAGAGTATAAGTGTACATACACTAAGATTACTAGAGTAAGACTTGGTAACTTATCTGGAATACGTAACGAAATCTTTGGAACTAAGCAACCTTACGGATATGGTCTGTATGGTGAGAATGTATTCTTAACTGGAGAGTTCTACCTTAATAATGGTACTTCAGTTATTGATTTCTCAGAGGAAAGTGTGTTACTTAAGTTTAGAAATGCTGGTTTAGAAATTAGAGATGTTGTAAACGAAGACGGAACCATTGACCAAGTTCCAGCTCTAAATCTAGAGGGGGAACCTATCTTGGATGAGAATGGTAATCCTACATATAGAAATAAGACTGAAATCTATATGAATGCAGACCAGTTTGTGTTTAGTATTGCAGGCAACCCAGCTATGAAACTGAGTGGATTATTTAATGATAATGGACAGTTTCAAGAAGCATTACTTGATGTGAACGGGTGGATTCAATCAAATGGACTAAGGATACATGGAGATAGTATCGGCACAAGCCCATATACATACAATAGTTATTTGGAAATGTGGACTGATGCTAATGGTAGATATGTAACACAAGATGGAAAGCTTATAAATGCTTACATAAGTAAACAAGGTAACATCTGGGCAAACGATTGTGAGTTCAGGGATGTATCTATGAGGGACGTGCAAGCTCATAATATCCAGTGTTGGGATATTAAGGCATACTCTGGATATATAGGTGGATTTGAAATTGCTAATGATAACCTCAATTATGATAGACGTAGTTCATACAATGGATATACGTACACAAATTACGTTAGAATTGGTCAAAACTTCTCATTATATGATATGGCTGGGTTAGTAGATATACATAATAACTTTGCTAATTCTAGTCTATATTATGGAGTAAAGATACAAGGTTGGAGTGTAGCTGGACTTTTCTGCAGCAGTCATAGTAGGGATTTGGGAGAGGCTGTAAACTATCCTAATAGTGGCTATAGATATGCTGCCTGGTTTGATGGAAATGTATATTGCAATCAGTCTGTTTACCTTGGAACTCATATAAGTACTACCTGCTCTCAAAGTTCTTCTGGTAAATCATTCGTATCTACTGCTGGTCAGCAAGATATAGATGGTGTAGTTATAAGTGGAGATGGTAGACCAGTAGAAGGAAGAAGGTACGCTGGAGTTACGTTTAGTAGAGATTTAGACTTAGATGATTATAGATTTACTGTAGTTAATGGATTAATTGTTCATGTAGAAAAGGATTAACATATGAAATTAAATTTAAGTGTCAGAGACAGGTTAACAGTTATTGCTTTATTACCAAATACAGGTAAAATGACTGATTTAGTAGAGATAATGGAGCTTCTTAAAATCCTCAAATTTAGCGATGAAGAAAGAGCTAAGCTGAACTATAGGGAGGATAATGGTAAAATATACTGGGATGCTAGTAAGGAAGAATCAAGGGAGTTTGATATTAATTTTGAGCAACTAAGAATAATCAAGGACAGAATCTCAGAATTAGATAAAGAGAGTAAGATTGATTTAGGAACACTAGACACTTGTCTAAAATTTAGTAAACTATGATAATTCTATTGGATGCAGGTCATGGAGAGTCTACACCTGGAAAAAGGAGTCCAGATGGAAGGCTTAGAGAGTATAAATACTGTAGAGAGATTGCTAACGAAGTAAAGAAACAATTAATGGATAAAGGTTTCGATGTAGAATTGGTAGTTACAGATGATACTGATGTACCACTGATGCAGAGATGCCGAATAGTAAACCAATACTGTGATAAACATGGAAAAGCTAATACTGTATTGGTGTCGATTCACTGTAATGCTGCTGGTAGCGGGGCAGATTGGATGAATGCTAAAGGTTGGAGTGTATTTGTCTCCAACAATAGCTCAAGTAAGAGTAAGAAACTGGCAGAGTGCTTGTTCGAAGCAGCACGTAAAGAGGGTTTAGCACTAAGGAAATATTCACAAACACAAGTATATTGGAAACAGAATTTAGCTATATGCAGGGAGACTAAGTGCCCAGCAGTTTTAACTGAGAATCTGTTTCAAGATAGTAAAGAGGACGTAGAATATCTACTATCAGATGAAGGTAGAGCAACTATAGCTCGCCTACACGTAGAGGGTATATTGGATTACATCAAGGCAATACAGGGATAATAACTAAGGGTGTCCTTAAATATTAAGGAATTTCAATCTTTCATTTTGGGACACCCTAAAAATTCCTTAATTTTGCAAATAACTTTAAAAGGGAATAATATGAGTATGAAATTAGAGGATTTAGACATTGACGATGTAGGATTAGACGAAGACGTAACCCCTCAAGAAGAGTTCGATGAAGAGACCTATGAAAAGCCCTGGCTTGATGGTTCTGTACCTCAAGACCCAGAGCCTGATAATGGTGAACCTTCAGACGAGCCAGAGGATGATGACCTCATCTCTAGTCTACTAAAAGATAAAGGAATCAATCCTAAAGCAATCAAGTTTGAGAACGAGGCAGGAGAGATTGAGGAAAAGAGTTTTGATGAGCTTTCAAGAGAGGAACAATTACAAATCCTAAACTATGATGAGTCAAATGACGATTATGGGTTAGGAGAAGATGAGATTTCTCTTATTAATGAGCTTAGAGAGAATAATCTAAACGTAGAGGAATATAAGAAATATATTGCTCAGCAAGCCATTCAAGACTACTTAGCTAATAACCAAGAAGACACTCCTGTGTATGAGGTTGATTCTATTCCAGATGATGAACTGTATCTTATAGATTTAAAAGCTAAAATCCCAGAACTTACTGATGAAGATGCTGCTGCTGAGTTAGAATTGGCTAAGCAGAATGAGACTCTATATCAGAAAAAGGTTCAAGGTATCCGCAACGAATATAAGAAGAAAGAAGAGTTGCTAGCTCAACAAGAGGAAGAAGAACAAAGATTAGCTGCTGAAAAAGCTGCTCAAGAGTTCGAAGATACTATTGTAGCTGCAATTCAAGAGAATGATACCATTGATTTGGGTGAGTCCTCACTAACCTTGTCTGAGGACGATATGAATGAAATTGCTAGCTTTATCTTAGATTCAGATGTTACAGGAGTGAGACACATCGCTAAAGCGTTGAATGACCCTAAAACCTTAGTGGGAATGGTTTGGTATGCACTGAAGGGACAAGAGGCATTTAGTCAAATTACTGATTATTACAAACAGAAGATTACAGAAGCATCCAAATACAATTATAATAAGGGATTTGAAGATGCTAAGGGTGGTAAAGCCCCTAATGCAGCTAAGACAGTAGTCAAGAAACCAGCAGGTGGTAAAGCTGCTCCTGCTAAAAAAGTATTAACAATCGATGATTTAGATTAAAATTTAAATTATAAAGTATGATAGTAGCAAATTTCGTAACCAATCGCCCTACAATGAGCGAAACTAGAACTTATGAAGATTTCTATAAGTTCTTAGGCACAAAACCAACTAGACTTGGTATAGTTTCAAGACTCTACCCTAACTTAACTGCTTCTTACTTAACAGAATCTCTAAGAAATATCTTCTACATGGATTCTAAATCAAATAGCAAGTACAGAAGCATTGATAGTATGTACTTCGAGTGGGAAGTTGAAACTAACTACATTAAGAGAGTTGAGTTCGCAGATGTTCCAGCAACTAATGGTGAAGGTGGTACAACCATCGTAATGGCGTTCAAAGAGAACTATTACCAGAAGTATGACATTTTCAAGATTGACAAGACTATGCAGCAATGCCAAGTTATCTCTAGACCTACAAGAGTTGCAGATAACTATTGGACAGTTGAGGTAAGACTAATTGATAACGACTATTCTTCAATCCTAGACTTAGACGGATGTCAAATTGGTGACACTACTCGTTTCCAATCTAACGCTATGCCTGAAGCACATGAAGAGGGATATGTTAAGTATCAATCTAACATTGAAAGACACAGAGGTTACATCACTACACACCGTGTTGATGATAGCTATACTTCTCTATTCAAGCCACTTGAGCAAACATTCATCAGCATTGGTAAGGGTGAAGGCAATGGTGCTGTAAAAGAGACAATGTATAAGATGGATACTCTTGAGAAGAATCTATTAAGAAACTTCTTGGAAGTTCGTAATCAAGGTCTATTATTTAATAAGACTAACGTAGATAAGAACGGTAAACCAACAATCTCTGACCCTGACACTGGTCGTCCAATCTATATTGGTGACGGTATCATCCCACAAATCGAGAGATTTGCATCTAAGTACGTATATAACAAACTTACTCCAGAAGCATTCACTACTGCTATGGCTATGATGAATGAAAAGAGTGAGAACCCAACAGGTAACAAGTACGTATTTATCTGCAACGAAAAGATGTGGAATGACATTCAGAGCTGTCTATCAGAGTGGCTTGCTAGATTCAAAACTTGTGGAACTTATCTATGGTCTAAGAAGGCTAATGGATATGTAGACGTTGGTGCTACATTCAATAGCTATGAAATCGGTGGTAACACTATTTCATTCAAGGTTGATAGAACATTCTCTCGTGAATGGGGTTCTGAGAAAGGCTTTGGTCTAATGCTTGACCTTACTGCTGATAAGACTAGTGGTGAACCAGCTATCCAAATGTTCACATTAAAGGGTGGTGACTTCATTACTAATAAGTACCCAGGTGTGGGTGGTCTAGATGGTCTAAGCTCTGGTATTGTTTCAAGTACTACAGCTGCATCTAAGGTTATCAACTGGGGTTATTCTGGTGTTGGAGTATTCTCTCCATACAGAAGCTTCATTATGAAAGAAGCCTAATAAATAATATAAAAATCAAGATGTGTTGGGAGGGGCTAATGTAGTCCCTCTCATACTCATTATAAAGATAGTGTATGATATACAACAAAAATAAGAATTAATATGGCTGATGTTTTAGACGATATAATTATTTTGAGAAGTGTGTTCGGTAAAGTCGGACAGAAATACTTTATGAATCCTGTAAGAGACCCAAAAACTGGTAGATTCCCTGATTGTGTTAGACCAGTTGATAGCAAGGGTGATATGATTATCTCTGATAAGGATAGAAATGAAGGCAAACCCCTAATCCCTGAGAATAAGGTCTTCATTATTGAAGATGGAACTACATTTAACCTTAACGATGAATGGCAAGCTGCTGAGTGGCACTCAATCCAACATTGCCCTCTCATTGCTCTATCTAGAGATGCAAGGGATTCTAAAGGTAATCTACTAATTGACGGAGAAATAGCTGAAGGTAAGGCTCGTGCACGTTACGGCACTGCTGAACTATATGTAGAAAGACCTGGATATGATACTGCTAAGAGGATTTCTAAGAAGAAACTTATCCATGATGCTGACTCTTACATATATGGAGACCCTAAAGGTGCAGAAGGTAGAGCACTTAAAGCTAGATTACTTGGTAAGAATATGCGTAATGCACCAGACGCAGACATTACAGACTACTTACTTGAAATTTCACATAAATCTCCAGAGAAGATTATTGACCTGTACACAGGTGGTGATATTAATCTGAGATTGATGTTTATTGACGCTAAAGACAAAAACGTCATATATGTTAAGAACAAGGTTTATCTATATGGTGATAGCATTGTACTAGGTGCAACTGATGATGCAGTTATCACATGGATGAAGAACCCTACTAACAGTAAGGTGCTTGAACTTATCAAGAGAGATACTTATCCTGATATGTACTTAGAAGAAAGTGCATCTAAGAAATAACATTACCTAAATGACAGCGAAACAAGTATACAGAGGAGCATTAGTTGAAATGAATAAGACTGCTGCTCCAAGTATTTTACTTGAGGACTTTAACTACTTATTAAATAAGGCGATATACCAATACATTAATAAGAAGTATAACATTTATGATGTAAATCAACAATCAACTGATGACATTAGAGTTTTAAAATCTACTGCCATCCTCCAGCCTACTCTGGCTACAAACACATACGCTGCTGTTAGTTCCCAAACTAACTCATTGTATGGTGCTGTTTATGAAGTAAATCTACCACTAGACTATTTACATATTTTGAATTGTGTATGCAATTTCAAGGTAGTAAAGACTTATGAGTGTTATGATGCTGGTACTTATGTACAAATAGGTGCTAAGAGATTAACCTCAGATTTATGGTCGCAGATAATAAGGAACTTCTATATGCAACCCTCTTATAGAAATCCTTATTACTTCATACACAACGTAAATAGTGCTACAACGATGCCTACTAATCCAGTTAGACTTACTGCTGGTGAGGGAAGTATATCAGCAAACACAACTATTCAACAAACTACTGGTACAGATGGCTCACTTCCAACAAAGATTACTATTGGAGGTAAATCAGTCGATTTAGTAGAACAGCCAGGAGTTAATAGGTATGGAAATCCATCTCAAGTTAGACTTGAAATTAGGTATGGCAAGGATTCTTCTGTATTTCAATTAACTGATATATTCGTTGATTACATTAAGACTCCTCAAAAAATTAGACTTACACAAGACCAGATAGAAATGGTTGAAGATACATCACAAGTCATGGAGTTTCCAGATTATGTGTGTCAAGAGATTATAAATGAACTGGCAAAGCTATTATTGGAGAACGCAGGTGACCCAAGGCTTCAAACTAATTTAGCAGTTAATCAGACTATTGCAAATCCAGTTCAGCAACAGTCACAATCAAAAAATTAATTAATTTATGTTTCAGTACACTAACACTATTGTATTAAACTCACTGAAAGATGTAACCACTGGTTTAGATAAGATTGTTAAAGGTTCTGACTACGTTGAAGTTAGACGTGTTAACAAGTACCTAAAGAGCAATGTAAGCGCAATGTACAAGAGAGCTGCTTCTGACCCAGTGATTGGTAAGGCAGAGTTTACTATTACTAACCCAGGCGTAGGCATCTATAGGTTGAAGTTATACATGAGATTATCTGGAAGCCAAAACTCTTACTATGCTAATGACTTCGTATTCAAAGGTAAGCCTTTTGTTTATGAGTTCAGAATTACTTCTGCAAGCACAGAAGCTGCTGATGTAGCAAAGGAAATTAAGAGGGTTATTGACAAGATTCAGGCTTTCTATGGCGACAAGTATATTAAAGTTGAGACATCTGACGCTAAACTAACAATTCATGGAGTCGACGAGTATCAACTATTCACTGAAGCTAAGATTCAAAAACTTAACACAGCAGCTAACAACCCACTTACTAATGAAGTATTTGAGGATGTTATTGAAGGTACAATCACTAAGAGTGTAGAAGGATTCGGTACTTATACTCATATCCTTAAAGACCTTAGATTGCCTACTATCGAAGCTAGAAAGTTCGAGGCTGTTAATCAAGAAGAGCTTCCTGTTCCAGGAGCTAAGTACAACCAGTACATCATTGAGTACAAGGTTGATAGAGGTCTATTCGGTGGTGCAGCTGTAGGTCAGCAAGTAACATCAAAGACTACTCACGTATTCTATGTACTAGATTCATTAGCAACTGAATTTGAGACTGCTCTGAAAGTTCTTGGTACTATTACAGAAATCAAGAAACCAGGTGCAGAGAACGCTCCAGTAGCTTAATATAGACTACTAATACGAAGGCGAGGGCAAATTAAGCCTTCGCCTTTTTTATTTTGTATTTATGGGATATTATTTTAAATTAGCATCTGCAATCTATAACGATATAGTATCTGGACTTAGAGGATATACCACTTCCAATACATTATCAATAGAACAATTAGAAGATGACATTGTAGATGAAAGACTTCAAATCATTAAGGAATATTCCATGAAGGGACTTATTCCTAAAAGGGATTTATTAATGTCTATAAACTGTATAAACGTTGATTGTAAGGATATAGAGAACTGTACGTGTGGAAATAAAGCGGATGGTACTCCCACATTCCATTTTGAAATACCACAACTAATAACCGAATTTGATGGCGGAATTGAATATATTGGTTCTGTGGATAAAGGTCAGCCATTTATATGGTATGTAAGTCCTACTGTGATGCAGTATCATAAATATAGGAAGAGGGCTAAGAACAAGCCTTATGTATATGTGGATGTAACTCCAAATGCTAACAATATGTATGACTGCTGGATATTCAATCTTCCTGTTATTAAGCAAGTATCTGTAGTCGGTATATTCAAAGACCCAAGACAGTTACAAACATACGGATGTTGTTCAGCATTAGACATTAATAATATGACTTTCATTGATGCAGAAATAAAGAAGAGATTGACAGAGAAGAAGCTACGTTATTACAGACAATTAGCTGCTCCAATATTACCTAATGACCAAACTCCTAAATAATGGAAAACTTTCAATCAGCATACGCTCAGGCTAACCTATTATATGGAATAGAATTAGCTCCAGAAGAGTTCGAAGAAATAGGTCTGATTGCCTGGAATAAAATAGGTAATAGACAAACTAAATTATATAGATATAGATGTAAGATAGATTGCGAGACACTTACTGTTACCCTACCTTGTAATTGTGACTTTGTAGAGGCTGTAACATATGATTTTGAGGATTGGAAATACACTACTAATGATACAGTTAATGGAGATTACCAATCACAATTTATTGAGAATTATATAGAAGGACGGAAACTATACAGTAATCCTTTATATATTAGTGGTAAGTTGGCAAAGTATGAAAGAGTAAATGATACTCTTTATTTTGATAAAGACTATGGCTCTGTCAATATACTATATAAGGGAATACTACTAGACGATGATGGTCTTCCCTATTTAAATGAAAAAGAGAAAGATGCAATAGCTTGCTATTGTGCTTACACTAAGAGATTTAAAGAAGGATGGATTACGCATAGTCAGAATATGCTACAGGAGGCACAACTTCTTGAGCAAAGATGGTATAAACTATGTGATGCTGCTAGAGTTCCAATGTATATTAATCAGAATGATATGAATGAAATCCTAGATGCTAAGACTAGCTGGAATAGGAAGATATTTAATAAAACTTGGAAATTTGGAAAGTAATGAATTATGCTACAGGATACGCCATGAATATAGACGAATTGTTTATCTCATTTCCTACTAAGAAGATGAAGATGACATCAAAGGCGTGTGAGGAATTAATAGGTAATAGGCACAAGGAAGTTATCGCTAAGAAGATATTTAAGAGTGCCTTGAATATGGTTTTAGAAGATATAATTGAAAATAATGCTACATTTATTCTCCCAACTCGGTCTAAGAGAGCTGAACTAAAAATGAAGAGATTTGAAAGGGATGAGTTCTCTAAGGCAAGAAGAAATGGTAAGTGGGCTAAGGTAGATTTCCTAGCATCTAATTTCTGTGCATACCAGATGGTATTTCACTTCCAATCTAAGGGGGTTATGAGAGAAAAACTAATATATCTTGACCCTGAGCATAGAGATAGAGTGTTAGAATATACTAATCAAGGTAAACAATATTATTAATGCTTAAACGTGTCAATGATTATTTACCCGACCTAATAGCCCAATTTCCCACTGTACCTCCAGAAGATGTTAAACGAGCTGTTGAGTATGGATGGAGAATGCTATATTATTACAATCTTAGAGGATGTGATACTCTTATTAGTAGTACTAAGTATAGATACTGGTTCTACTGTGGACAGCTTACACGTGATTCTATAAAACACTATAATTATTATAGAAGAATGTTAAGAAGAAAGCTAAGAGTATTATACTCTAAGAAAGTTACAGAGTGGGACGGATACTATTATATAGGATTGACTGAGGAAGAATATGCTTCTGTTATTAAGTCAACCACTGGAAGAGGAAGAAAGAAAAAGAATTTCACATTCTATAATAAACTTGGAATGAAGGTCTTTGATGAGGCTAAGGTGTTCTATAGTTGGTCTAAATACATTGTAAGATTTAGATATATTACGGATATGGGATATACATTCTTTAAAGATAAAATGAAATGCAATGATTTAGAAATTGCATTAGTGAGAGATAATCCAAGTACGTTCAAGGACATACTTATTAGTAGTAACAACTATGAACTTATAAAATATGAGAAAAGAAGCAATTAATACCTTTGGTGAGGGTTTAATAATGGATTTACACCCATTAACCACTCCCAGCAATGTATTAACAAACTGCTTAAATGGTACTATAATAACATATAATGGTAATGAGTTTGTATTACAGAATGATATGGGAAATGGAGAAGTTCATACAGCCTATCTTGATAAAGGATATGTACCTGTAGGAATGAAGGAACATGGAGGTATTATTTACGTTGCAGCTCATAACCCAATTACAGGTAAGAGTCAAATAGGCTCATTCCCATCTCCTCAGCAATTATATGAGGGAGAGGATTTAAACGTTACTCCGATTGAAGTTGAATTTTCTGATTTTATAACGATGAAGGGAAGTGTTCCTTATATAGAGTTAGAATATCAGAAACAAAAGCTATTCCAAGTTAATAACTCCGATGAAGTTAAGATATTTCATCCAGGAGATAGATTTGTAATAGTTACTAATGCGATAGACTCAGCTATTAAAGAGGCTATTAATAAGGGAGTAATTAAGCTTAGATTGGGTGTTATAAATAGTAGTGGAAGCATTGATTATATAGATGAGAAGAATCTAAAGATATATAAGAATGGTCTATGGATTTATGAGAATAGTAACACCCCTATGGTGGATGTTATAAAATCTAAAGAGTTAGTACAGGTATTTAGTGCTAAGTCATCTGGAGCTTTAATATTAGTAGTTGAATTAAAGACTTTCGATACATTTAACCTCATTAGAAAATATTCATGTAATGATGAATCAAAGGTTATTAGTGTAGAATTTTCGGGAGAAACCACTGGAGTATTCAAAGGGACGACTAAGAATAATCCTGATGAAGTAGGATTAATTGAAGCTGATTCCTCTTCTGTTCAATCTACTATTGTTAAGAGTGGTAAAACAGGCAAAACTCAATACAAGATTATGCCAGCTTGCCCTTACGGAGTTCTTGAAAGGATGGCTAAAAGTGGCACTATTGACTTTGACGCCATTAGAACTAATTCGGAAGTACTAGGAGAGTGGCGTTTTTATGTTACTGATACATATCTAAAGATAGGTTGGGGATATGACTATTACAACCTTAATGAGGATTCTGATATAGAAAAGATAGAGTTTACATTTATAAGCCTTACTGATTCAACTAAGGCTGCACAAGCGGAGACACTGCCTGGTAACTATAAATATGCAATCTCTAAGGAGTATTATAATGGAAGTTTTGAAGAAATCATTCCATTTGATGATAGTACAATACAGAAAAATTGGATTTATATAGTCAGAATTGACAGATATGTGGCTGGTGTTAAAAAAACTGTAGGATATAAACTAGTTTACACTGGAGGTTATTTCAACGAGTTTTATGAGGAAGTGCCAGATTTCAATACTGGTTTACCTAGTGGAAGTGCAAGGCAGAAGGTATTGCTAGAAGTTAAGAGTGAGGTAAATTCATCGGTGAAAAAGGTAGGAACTCCTTCTTTAACGTTGAAGGCAGGAACAGCTACATCACACTCTTCTATTACAAGGGTAAATACATCCCAATTTATTTCAGAAGTGCCCTCATTAGATACAGACGTATCAAACTATAAATATGAGGTGGGTAAGACTGGAACTTACGAAGTTAAAGTAACACCTGCAGCTGGATATGATTATGATAAGAAGATGTATGCTGGCACTCCCGATGCTAAGATTGTTGATAACTATTTTGGAACTACTCCAAGTGTGTCTACTTGTGATTTTGACCATTCAGAGGTAACAACCAATAACAACTCTACTCTAACTGCCAGTATATCAGACCCTACATCTAAGATAGCTACTAGGTTCTCTTGGACTAATAATCAGTTAGTGGGTCAGCTATCTACTACAAGATATATTTACTCAAACGCTGGAGCTGTAGCTTCTAAAACCTTTAGTCAGGAAGTACTTGACCAAGCATATAAGCCATCTATGGACTTAACTCAAAAGGAGAAGTTATTCTCATTTGGAGAAGAGAATGGTAATCTTAGATGTGTACTTGCTAGTGATAAGAATATGGAGTATAACTGTTCTGTAACTGCTAGTGGTGCTGCTGTTGGTAGCGGTCAAAATAGTGGTGCTGGAGTTGATGATACAGGATTACAAACCAGTTTATCCAATATGGGTAACGGTACTGTAGGTATATTCGGAGGTAAGGATGGAGACAGTGCTTCATTATGGTACAATGCTACAAGGAGGACATACAATGGCTGGAGTTGTAGTAAGAATGAGGTTGATGGAGGAGATAACTTCTTATTTGCAACATGGAAAGACACAAGCGGAGTTCATCATCCAGTTAATCTTGCTTCTAGACGTACTGAAAGTACTTCAACAAGTAGTAGAAACCTCATTAGGGTGGATAAGATGGTTAGATGCCTACTAAGTCAGCTGTTAATACTTCAGAAAGGAAACAGAACTGTTTATTTTGTAGGTCCAAATAATCTCGACTATGTATATCATGTAGCTTCTGATACTTTATGTACTATCAATATTAATATTCCGAATGGTGGTACTAATGTGGATGTAAATTTCTATTTGGGAGGTGATACTACTCCTATAGAAACTCACATGACAAGATGGATGGCTGCTGTAGAAGGGTTGAATAATTACCTACCTATATTTAATATCCATAAGAATCAGTCAATGTCTACCGTAGTTTCTATTGGTGATGATTTAGACTATTCTAAGGATGCTGACATTCTTAATTGCTATACTAACGCATACTCTGCATATACTATAACTTCCGATTCATTGTCTGGGGTAGATAAGGGTAAAATTTATATTGCTGATTCTAGTGTTGGTTATACAGTAAATGCAGATGGTAGTATAACATTCAACTCTATAAAGCCGAAAGCCTTATCAGTTAAGACTATGATTGACTGGACAGGTAGTACCTGGACGTTTGATAGGGCATTTAATGATATATTTGTCACTTCCTATGCATATGAGAACCTATCTGGAGAGATACCTGATGGTTACTATAATGAAATCTTAGTTAAGACGTTAGATACTCGTCTAGGAACTTGGAAGAAAGGTAAAGATAGTCATGCTCCAGATTTGGCAGTGAATGTTCTGAAGAGTAATAAATCTATATACACATAATATGAATTTCAAATCACTAAGTGGTAAGGTATTAGACCTTGACTTAGGATTGAATCAACTTCAACAAAAAGGAGCTTTAGTGTATGAGTATAATCCTTTAAGAGTACTCAGAACTAATGAAGATATAGTAGAAGATGGAGTAATTCTGTATCCAAAGGGTAGTTTAATTAACTTAGATACAGAATTACTTAGCTTCGACCTAAACCATCCTATTGATATTGTAACACAGCAATCTTATGATGGTTCAGTAAATCTTATCCTTAATGATGGAAGTAACTATCCTAAGCTAATAAACACAAGATTCTCATCTACAGGTATGAATACTTATCAGATTGTAGATAGAGAAGGAGATAATGACACCAATATATACGATATAGATTCCTTTGAGTCTGATATATCTCTTTATAAGAAAACTAATAATATAGCCAACCTTACATTTATGGGATTGAATACCAGTGGTAATTTAAGAGTTGGTAATTATGTGTTTTATTTTAAGTTATCAGATTCAGATGGGAATGAGACAGATTTTATAGCTGAGTCAGGCATAGTAACTTGCCATGTTGGTAATTTGAATGACCCATCCTCTATACAAGGTGGAATTAGAGATGAGAACAGTTATAAATCAGCTTCATTCTTGTTAACTAATATAGATTCATCTTATAATAATGTAGTAGTCTATTATACAAGGAGTACATCAGATATTGATGGAAATGAAATGACTACTTCATTCAAGATTATGAAACAATTCGCTGTATATAACAATGTAGCTAAGATTAGTATTACTGGATTTGAAACGGTTCAGGCAGTTAGTATCAACGATATTAATGTGGCTTACAATGTAGTTAATAGTGCAGCTGCACAGACTACTTGTCAGAATATGTTATTCTTAGGTAACGTAGCTAATCCAGACATTGAATACAAGGAGCTTACTGACCTATCTCTGCATTTTCTACCTGAATTGAATGTAGAGAATAACATAGGTAGGGTAGATAAAGACTATAAGGATGAATCAGGACAGTACGAATATTATAATGTGATGAACATCTATAATAGATTGGGATACTGGAATGATGAAATATATAGGCTGGGAGTGGTATATATCCTTAATGATTATACATTATCTCCAGTATTCAACATTAGAGGTGTTAGCAGATTAACTGTACCTGGAGACCCAGATAGAATACCCTGGGAAGACTATCCTTTGTTTAAGGAAGGATTTGACCCCAATAGTACTACTAATATAACCGTTATCCAAGCAAATAGGGAATACATTCCTATCAATAAGGAAACAAGTAAGTTAGACAGCCAGAATGAGAACTCTAAGGGTGTAATCAAAATTAAGTATAATGGCAATCAATTAGCTGAGAGTGGTACAATTCCTATCGGATTTGACATTAAAATTAGTAAGGACGCTGTTAGAGAGCTGAAGAGATATACTAAAGGATTCTTCTTTGTAAGACAAAAGAGAATACCTACCACACTAGCCCAGGCTGTAACCATAGGATTAGAGAACACAAGTCATTTACCAGTTCTTCCATCTGGAAACGATAAGTATAGGGTAGAGAGATTCTTGGATAATGATGGAGTTCTAACACATGACTTTGATAGAAGGTGTGAAGACATCGAAAAGGATAATGTATTAGAAGGATATGCAGCTCTATGCCCAGAATTTGAATTAAGACAGTCTTATTTTAATCAGCTATTTACTGGTACTCAGTTTGAGGTTAAGATGGCTAAGTCTCAGTTTAGTAAGAAGTACTTTGATAGAAGTGGCACGCATTTCTACAATCTATCATATACTACTAACGATTCTACCCAAGATGAAACATATAACATTATGGCTATTGGTGATAATGTTAAGGCACTAAAAGGCAAGAAACAACTATTTAGTGCTAGAGCTGGAGAAGCAGAAGAAGCATGGAGAGTTTCTTACTACAACTACACTAATAAGTCTTCTAATGCAAGGAATCTATTAAGAGGTAGTTGGGGACCCTATATAGGCTTAGAGGGTTATAATACTAATAAGATGAGTCTTATTGATATTAAAATTCCTAACTATGAGGAGAACCTGTTAGACACGTACTTCGAAATTAGATATGAGGATTCCTCTGCTTTCTATGCAATCTGTAACAGAATGTTGTGGGATGATTTGGATGAAGATGAGAATACTATGGTAGCTAAAAACCTATTTAGAGGTGATTGTTATATAGGTAACTATACACACAGAATGTGTAGAAATTTCCAAGACTCATCAGCTCCTATCAATGATGATATTGTAGACCAAATGTCGTGGAAGGATAATTATACTATTGGAGATAGTGAGAAAAATGGTAAAATTAATAGAGGTGATGTTAATGCTATTAAGATGGGACACTGGGTTACTATAAAAGTATGTAGCAATGTTAATTTGTCCATGAGAAGCATTGATATGTCTTATACTTCTGAGTTGGGACTTACTGGTAAAGCTAGAGGATTCTATCCATTACAAGCTATGTCAGTAACTGGAGAATCAAAAATACCTGAATCATTTGTTACAAATGCTGGTATTAACAGCACAACATCTGATAAGTATTATTATGAACTACCTAATGTTCCAGCTATTAAGAATAAATTCCATATTAGAGTTATGTACTCTGACATTAATGTAAATGATTCATTCAAAAATGGATATAGAGTATTTAAATTAACTCATTATAGGGATTATCCTCTAACCTATGGTAGTATTGTAAAGCTAGTTGAATGGTTTGGTAACATTATCTGTGTATTTGAACATGGTGTTGCTTTGATACCAGTCAATGAAAGAGCCGTTGCAGGGGAAGGTGCAGGCGGAAATATCTTCATAAACACCTCTAACGTGCTGCCAGAGAATCCAAAAATGCTCAGTGATACATTCGGTACTCAGTGGGGTGAAAGTGTCATAAAAACTCCCTATTACGTTTATGGAGTGGATACTGTTGGGAAGAAGATTTGGAGAACTAATGGACAAACCTTTGAAGTTATCTCGGATTTTAAGGTACAGAAGTTCTTAAATGATAATATCTCACTTACTGAGAAGGAAAAGACTCCTATTATTGGTATTAGGAACGTGAAAACACATTATAACAGGTTTAAGCAAGATGTAATGTTCACATTCTATGATGATATTAACACATTAGAAGAGAATGTTTGGAACTTATGTTATAACGAAGTTATGCAAAAGTTTGTTACATTCTACTCATGGGTGCCATCATATTCTGAAAATATCGATAATATATTCTTTAGTTTTGATAGAGATACATCTAAGACTATTACTAAGCTAACTTCTAACTATCCTCTTATTGGTATGCAAGGAGGGGCAATAGTTGATAATGTACTAACAGTTGTAGACGGTAAGGCAAAACTGGGAAATCTTCAATTAAATCTAGATATTAGTGGTTCTAGTATTGAATATAGTATTGCTGATGATAGGGTTAGAAACAAGTTCTTTATTACCAATGGTAATCAAGTATCTGTTAACGCTAACTCTGTAGGAGATAGTAGATGGACAATACCTATTAAAGCTGTTGTTTATAATCAGGGAACTGACTTAGTTGAAGGTGAAGTTAAGAACATAGTAAAAACATTGTATTCTAATGTAACTGTAGTTACTAAGATGAGATATGATTTACTTACTACTTCATTCTGGAAACATGGTCAGGCTGGACTAATGACTACTAAGAAACCTATTAGTTCTTGCTACTGGTATGGAAAGCAACATCCGTTTGAGTTTGAATTTATTGTGGTTGATAATCCATCTGTACATAAAATCTTCAATAATCTGCAGATTATAAGCAATAAGACTCAACCTGAATCCTTCCATTTTGAAGTTGTCGGAGAAGTATATAACTTTGCCAACGATAAAAGGAATGCTTATTTTAGGCAAGAGGCTACTAAACATCTATACCAATACAATGGTGCAGATATAGTTTATAATCACGACTATTTGGATATTATACCCGAACAAAGAGACATATTATACAGTACTACTAAGTATAAAGATATGTCAATTATGTTCCCACTATTCTATTCAAGGGTAGATAGTCTGAATGAAATTGAGGACCACTACCAGTCTGTAACCTCAGCAGGTAGGGACTACCAATACATATCTGGTTCAGAAATTGTGCATGATAAACAACTAAATGAATTTAAGATAGCTACTCATATCAAAGCATGTCCTTTTAAGAAGAGATATTTACAAGAGATAACTCAAGATAGATATAGCTCACTTGTATCAGCTGGATATACAAATGTACTAGTTCAAAATGGTAAATGGTATGAGGTTATGGAATATGGTAGAATAAATGGTAACATGGACTACCTAGAGGATAAATGGGATATTCAAATTCCTTCTATAACTTACTGGGCTAAGAATGAATTAGCTTGGACTGTTAAAGACAAGGATGGTAATACTTATCCTCCTCTTAACCTAGTTAATAATCCATTACCAGAGAGTATGACTGCTCTTAACATTACTAGTGATTCTGATATTCCATCTGAATTAAGAGACCGAGGTTATAGTGCTAATTTCTTGTCATTAGATGTTAATAAATGGTCCAATGAAAGGAAAGAGACTAGAATTAGGGATAAATATGTAAAGATTAAGGTGAGGTATACTGGTGATGAGTTAGCTATAATAACAGCTTTAAAAACATTATATATTGTAAGTTATGCGTAAACGTATACAGAAATATCAAAATTCAGGGGTATTAACAGGGGGGAGTAATCTAACTCCTCCTTTACCTCAACCTGCTAGTCTTACATCTATGATTCAGACTCCTTCATTTCCCACTACCCTAGAGCTTCCAGATAGTGTAAAACAATGGAACCAGAATCAAGCCTCTAAGATACAGAGAGCATACACAAAGAAAGCTAATCTTAATAAGGGGTTTGGTATTGCGGGAAGTATAGCTGACGTAGCTGGAAGTTTAATTCCAAAGACAGAGCAATCAGCTCTTACAGAAGGTCTGAATCAAGGCTATGACGCTGCTGCTAACGCTGCAATGGCTATTCCTGGAGTTGGTACTATTATTGGTGGTGCTATGAAGGTAGGTGGTATGCTATCTGATGGATTAACAGCTTTGGGAGTTGGTACTGACCAAATGACTACAGCAGATAAGATATTGGACAGTAAGTTCCTTAAACTGACTCCTCTGGGATTAGTAAATGCAATAGGAGCTAAAAAGGCAGATACTATTACTAAAGATAATGAAGCATTTGAACAGGTAGGTTCATCATATGGAGGAACTCAAGCTACAGTAGATGATGCTCTTACCAAGAGTGGAAAGAAGTATGGTTTACTTAGTGGGAAAGCTAGAAATAAGGCTAACCAGCAAATACACAATGCTCAAATGCAGCAGTCAAAAATGAGTAACATAGCTGATGAAGCACAGATGGCATTTACTGCTTCTAACAATCCACTAATAGGATTGGGTACTCAGCTACAACTAAATGGAGGTTATCAGCAAAGTACTGTGAGGGCTGGTAAATCTGGACTTAAAATGGATAGGGAGTTTGCTAAGAGGGTAATTAAGTTATCTAATGGAAAGAAAAGCAAAGCTAAGAAAATCCAAGAGGAAGTTAGAGCAGAAGAGGTAGCTGGATTCCAAAAAGGTGGAAGTATAGATGGTATGACAGGAGCTGCACCTAAGATTACCTTTGAATCATGGTATAATATGGTTCCAGAGGATAGAAGGGATACTACTTCTTATAACCTCAGGAGGGCTTTTGAACTAGCCCCAAGGGAGGAACTGGAAGCATGGAGAACATCTAGTATATCTGATTTAAAGGCAGGAAAAAATCATCTAAGTTCAGTCTATTTAGACCCTAAGACTGGTGTCTACGAGTTTATGAAGGCTAAAGACCACCCAACTCTTAAATATGAGTTAGATTGGTACAACTCAAATGACCCAGAAGCTATTCAATTTAGAAATAGCTATGACTTAGATAAGTCTGGAGGTTATTATAGATATGTTCCTAAGAAGTTTAAAAATGGTGGAGCTGTTAATGTAATACCAGACGGAGCATTGCACGCTCATAAGCACCATTTAGAGGACGTAGATGGAAAGTTTGAGGAGGTAACTACTAAAGGCATTCCAGTTATTACTGAAGAAAAGGGCGGCGATATAAAGCAACACGCTGAGGTAGAAAGAGAAGAAATCATCTTTAATCTTGATGTTACTAAGCAATTAGAGAAGTTAATGCAAGATGGTTCTGATGAGGCTGCTATCGAAGCAGGTAAGTTACTTGTACACGAGATTCTAGAGAATACAGTTGATAACACAGGATTATTAAAGACAGTTGAGTAATGAAAATTGAAATAGGAGACAAGGAATATAATGTGACTTGTGCTAGGACTGAGGAGGAAAGAATCAAGGGATTACAGGGAGTCACAGAACTAAAAGATGATGAGGGTATGCTATTCTTCTTCGAAGAACCTCAGACTGTAGGATTTTGGATGAAAGATACTAAAGTTCCTTTAGATATTATCTTTATTAGTGAAGATATGGAAGTAATATCAGTATATCAGGGAGAACCTGAGAATGAGAATATAGCCGAAGAAGATAATGTTAAGTTTGTATTAGAGGTTAATCAAGGCTCTGGAATTGAAGAGGGAGATGAACTCGATATTGAAGAGGACGAGGAATTGCCTAAGATGAAGGTAATTGCACCTGACGGTTCTACTCAAATGGAATTAGAAGGTGGGGAGAGAATCTTTAGTAGAAAGAATACGAGAACATTAATTAGAATGGCTAAGAGGGCTTCTAAATCTAAAGAAGATAAAGATTACAAAGCATTAGGTAAGAAGATGTTTACTTATCTAAAGCAACAGGACGAAAGAGAACCTGAATATGTAGAAAAGAAGGATTAAGAAAAAAATAAGGGCGATACCAGTGAAATTAATCACCAGTATCGCCCTAATTGTTTATATGAAGTAGTTTTCCTTCATTATGTTTTTTACTTTTTCAATAGTATCATCTAAATTATCATTGGTTATAATATAGTCAAAGTCCATATAATCATCCAATGCGGTTTCAGACGGATGGTTATCTACATATCCTGTGTCTCTGTTCACTCTTATTAATATACCACCATGTTCTCTGATAGCATCTGCTTCAGACGGAAATCTTACATCCGTTACAACCCAAAAGTCATCTTCTAAGGAATAGTTGGAAAACAAAGCATCTACCCATACATTAGGGCTAATGTTTCTTCCGACCTCAGTTCCAAACTTCTGTAGTAATTCTCTATATGTATAGAATCCTCCCTCTGGCTTAGCAATAGTACTATCTGACATTTTGAATATATTATCTTCAAAAGCTTCCACCTTTACATCAAGTATTACAGCTAAAGCTTGTTTTAGCTTATCTGCAAATGCATGTTTTACCCATCTTTCATCTAATGCTTTAATTATTTTGCATATAGTGTCTTTACCACACTGTTTCTTACCAGAAATTCCTATTAACATTATCCTATTCTTCCTTAGTTGGGTCGATATAATCCCAGAATGGCTTAGTAGACCTAGTAGCCGCAACAGAATTTATCAGACCATCATATAACGATTTATCTTCAGATACAACATTAGAAAAAGTATTTACAGTTCTATTTAGGGTTTGTAAAGCAAATGGTGTCCAGTTCATACCTCTGTTTAGAAATATAGAGTTTATGAAGTTAAAATCATCAGTTGATGCCTTTAGCATCCTAACACTCATATTCATTCCAGTATTCACTAAAGCATCCGTAGCCGTATCATTACCTCTTTCTTTTATATCATCCTTAACAAACTGTGATAGAGCACCTACTCCTAAACCTCCAACGAATAGTAACATTAGAAGGTCATATAGAAGCTGTCCCAAGTTAGACCTATAAAGTCTTCTAAGTTGTGGGTCGTCATTGTTCCATATATCATTAACTACAAAGTTAATACCTTCTCTCATATTACCTTCTTTTATACCTTTTTGGTATAGACCTTTTATTACATGGCTACATGTAAAGAAGATTCCTTCCTCCCATCTTCCCTCCCATACATAGAATGGGAATCCTGTATCTTCATCTGTAGGTTCTTGAGTTATGTTTCCGTTTTCGTCCAGTTTGTGATACCACTTCTTACCATCTCTTTCCAGTTGTACATATCTTCCTTGTAGCTTTATACCTTCAGGAGCTAAGAATTGATTCTTCTTTGATGACCAGAATGTATTCATCTGCATCAATAGACTTCCCAAGAAACTACTTTGGATTAGAGCCTTCTTTTCATGTGCATAGTATCCATAAATAGAGTCAGCTAATGCTTTGTGACCCTCAGCTTGTTGAACTGTATATGCTTTTGGTAAAGCATCTCCTATTTTAAATACTGAACCATCTGCATTTCTAGTATGCTCTTTAACCATTTGCTGAGCCATAGCATAATATAGAGATTCTTGCTCTTTATATTTTGGGTCAGTTGTTCTTCCATTAGCATATGCTTCAAATCTCTTATCCTTTTTCCAGTCATATACTAACTTACCGTTTACAACAGAATGTGCGTCCCAACATCCATCACCTCTCATCTGTGCTCCAAAGATAGCCATTCTGTTATAAAAGTCAGGTCTAGAAGCACATCTAAATGCTAATGACCAGAAATTCCATATACCTACTTGGTCGGATTTTATCTTATTTGCGTAGGTATTCATATCCATATCATTTATACCATACAGCATGTTTATCCATTCACATAGGGTAGATTTATTACCAAAATGAAGCATATCTTTGGCAACAAACTTAAAGGAGTTCTTCATGTTTTCCTTAGTGAATGATGTAGAGCCGTCTGGCTTTCTTATTACTAGTGATATGTCCTTCCACAATCCATCAATCATCTGGTAATACTGGTGTGGATTAAATGCCAAAGCAAGTTTAGAGGCTGCACTCATTAGGTTCTGAGCTATAGCATGAACTTCCTTATAGTTATCATCTACTAGAGAAATATTGAATATTTTATTCTTTATATAGTCAAGTAGATATTCCATTTCTTTAGTATATTCAGTATTTTGAGTCATTCCTGAGTTACTAATATGAACGGCAATGGCTTGAAGCGTAGGGAATACAGAGTCTAGATTCTCCTTCATTGAATAGGCAGTTATGTGCTTCAACAGTAGAGTTTCTAAATTATATTCGAAGAACTCAGTTCCCTTATCTTCTATTATTTTCCTTCTTATATCCTCTCTTTCTCCTGCATCAAATGTGTTAGTCATTTCCCATAACTCTCCCGCTGATGCTGACTTATATTTCTCATCCTCTGGGTCTAAGAATCCTTCTACCTTAGCCATTATCCTAGATTTTATTCTCTTAGGATTTAAATCTTGGAATTTATCCTTTACAGCGGCTAGTAGACCCTTATGTGATGCTATAGATGAAAAATTACCAGATGTTAATGGTAATCTATAATACCTGTCATCACCAGATACTCTCCACTCTTCTAATTCTTCCTCGGTTACTCCCTTATATCTGTTATGATTAACAGTGTTTAGGAAGAATCTCAAGAAATCCCTCTGAGCATTAGATAAACCAGCTGTTGGGTTATCTGGATTTTTAAGGAGAATATCACCTTCATCAGAGAAGATTAACATATCCCTATACAGATTTGTTTGATTTCCTAGAGTACGTTCCTTTATATAAGAGAAACCTTGCTCTGATTTTAGGTTATTTACTAGTGTCCTTATATCTCCTAGATACCTGATGTTTGTATCCCTTACGTTTTGATATGCAGTAGTTACCAGAGAGGTTAGTCTATTTAGCATAGAATTATTAAGGTTACCTGGGTTATCTAGTCTAAGGTTACTAAGTATATTAGCTATTGAATTATTACCGTCCTTTACTATCTGTGTAAAGTCTATACCGTCTAATTCTCCTATAGCATACTCTAGCATTCTGAATAACTCTATCGCTGGGGCGTCTATAGGATTGTACTTAGATAGATTATCAACACTAGGGAATGCCTCTCTGAAATCGTCCCTCAGTTTTAACAACTCTGCTCTTAGTTCTATTGGCTTATTATATAGAGCATCTAGAGCACTAACAGATTCAACAAATCTATTGAACTTTCCTTTTATGTTCTTATCACTGGGCATTCTACTAATTATTTCCTTAAATTTCTTATAGAATATATCATAGTGCTTACCCAGCTTTATTTTGCCTGATTTGAATTTATTCTCCCCAACTGATTGGAAATTATCTAATTCATTAAAGCAGTATAGAAGCTGCTCATTTGGCATAGAAAGACCTTTACCTCCGAATAGGGGATTGTAAACTGCTACTTCTCCGACTATAGCATTTTCTTCGAATAGTTGGGAGATATTATTTAGTACTAGCATTGCTTCCATTAACTCAACATTACCAGTAAAATTTTCAGCCATAAGACTGTTTGGTTTCTTCATAGCTGTTCTATCATCCTCAAATACTGAAGTTAGCTTATGTCTACCTTTTACTAATTCAAGTCTTCTATCAGGTATAGACGTAGTAATTTTTATAACATCTATTTGATTAGATTCCTTATTTCTAACTAGAATACATCCGAGATATTCAGCTGGCTCACATTCCACTACTTCCCAGTTTCTGTTACAATATCTAGCCATTCTACTCCTAAACCATCCAGTAACCCCCTTTGGGTCTTCTGGCATAGACTCTTTAGTAAACTCATAGTAAGGATTCTCATCCTCTATAGCCTCTTTCAATCCATTCTTTATGGTTTGGGTAATGTTTATTTTGTTGTTAGCAATACTTACTAATTTTCTCTTAACCTTAGTAAACAATTCCTCATAAGAGTCTGTAGATATTTTCCATCTTCCATATTTAGGAGAATATGCCCACTTTCCAGTTTCCTCATTTGGCTTGTCTGCACCAGCTTCCTTTAGAAGGTCAGATACCATATCATCCGTAATTTCCTCTGGTGAGCTGTTATATTTAGGAAACCATTTAGCCATTGTACTAGTAACCGTCTGTAATAGATTCTCAGTATCAGCTTTAGTAACAAAAGGTGCAGGGAGAAACTCATCTACATTCTCTTGGATGTTAATATTAGTTTTAATATCTTGGGTTAAGTCTTCAACATGACCCGAATATTCCTGAATACCACTATACACCCAATCATCACCTTCTTTCTTAAAATCTACTAGCTTGATAGGTGCTATAAATAGTTTAGATGCACTAGTATTGATTCCATACTTCTTTAGCAATCTTTCATAAACTGCTAGCTGATATTTAAAGGTTAAAATCTTTGCTGAATCATAACCAGGTTCAGATGAGGTTCCATAATAGGGTCTAGGAGAAGTCTTGTAATCTACAATATGAACATTTCCATTCTTATCAATTACAAGTAAGTCTATAACACCTATCATGGTTTTGGCATTTCCTTCCTCATCTAATTGTTGGGTCATACCAGAGACTGCCACTTCTGGGAGGTATATTAAGTCTTCACCTAACTCCCTTTGTAAGGACTTCTCTAGGTCTCGGCAGTATTTAACAATTTCAGCAATAACTTTACTAGGAACTAAATTAGTGTCTAGGATTGATGGGAAATATGTGTTAATTAAGAAGTTATCATCTGACTCTCGTATATTCCTTCCACTCTTGGATTCACTGAAATACTTCTGCATTGCTTTATGAAGTTCAGTACCTATTTTACCCTGAGTCTTCCATTTATTCTCAATAACCTCCCTAGCTCTAGCAAATTCCTCATCACTTACTATAGGTCTAGTTTCAGCCCCCTCTCCAAATATGGCAGCAGCTTCTTCTTTATCAAAGTTACCTCCAGCCCATCTCTGTCTAATCTCTTTCCAATAGTTCTCAGGTCTAAATTCAGGGAATAATAAACCCCCGTCTAGGTTCCTCAGACCTTGCAGAAACTTATTAACACCAATATATCCATTACCAGACACATTAATGTTTTCAATATCATTCTTGCCATCTTCCGTTTCAGAGATAGTCTTATTTGCCTTAAGGGCTTCAGTATCCATCTTTAGATTCATTATAGAATCATAAGTTTGAATAGCTCTATTACTCTTGGCAAATACAATGTCCCCATACTTAGATACTAAATGCCTTCTTTCAAGTAAGAAGTCATCTAACTCTAACTCAGATTGGAAGATATGTCCTTTGTAATCATATATGCACCCCATTATCCACAAAATTCTTTTAGGTCTTTACTTTTCATCAAATCTGATTTAACATTGGCTAATACTCTATGAACTTCAGCAGACTTAACATTAAGGGTTCCAGAGTATTGGTTGTTTGTTAATGCTGAGCCTAAGTATTCTGATAGCTTTACTAAAGAAGAGTTAAATAAGTCTTTTAGGTTCATAGTAGTTACACTTTGTTTACCAAATAATACGGAGTCAAGTACTCTGTTCATATTATAGAATGTTTTATGTAACACATTAGCTGGCAACTTATCAATAACACTTCTCTGTCCTGTTATATATTTTGAGAACTCTGATACTAGTAGTTCTTCATTTATGTCTGAATCTGTTCTATTCTTATAGTCTCTGGCTAACATTGACCTATTAGGTAGTTCATTCATGGCTTCTACCATTGAGAAGTATAGCTGAGGGTCACTATATCTAATTGAGCCTAAGAATAGATGTAGCATTTCATGTAGCGGAGCATCAATACTAGAATTATCCATATTGATGTATATATCTCCATTATAGATGAAAGCATTAGTTGTCTTAGCATCATCTACTATTCCATTCCATTGTTCTGAAGACAATTCTCCATTAGTGATACCAATGAAGTTAATTCCATATAAATTTGCTAGCTTCTCTAATATGCTATTAAAAACCCCAACATTCCTAGAAGGAGATGTAGAATCATCTATGATTATTCCCCCTTCATATACATTGTCCCACTTATTAGGACGCTTTTTAACTTGTATAGTTGAAACTTCACTAGAGGGAGTTAGTTCTACTTCTAAGTCCCTATACATATTGTTTATTCTAATATTAGCTTCTTTAACATCTGTCGTTCCTGTTTGAGAAAGTATCTTATCATTCTTTACAAAGCTTGTATCATCTATTGTTTTTACTGACAAAGAACTATTTAAGTAAGGTCTAGAGTCAGCTCCAGGTATCTCATCAAGCTCTGGATACCTACCAAATTTATCTACAAATGTAGATACAAAAGCATTAAATTTAAATCCAGAGAGCCCAGACATCTTTAACAATGTCTGGTACTCTACTGAATTTTTATTAAGACATACTGCCATAAAATTAACAAGGATTGTCTAATAATTGAGCTATGATTGCAGAATATTGTAGACTATCAACAGCTTTAACATTCATACCATCAACAACTCTAGTTACATAAGGTACATCTAAGTCTGATTCAGAACCACCTAAGGATTCAGCCAGTTTAACTAAAGTCTCTCTACTATAAGTTTTACCCCTATAGCTTATAGATTTTAGATTCCTATCAACATCAAGATTAATCACAGAGTTTGAGTCAATTCTTATGTTATGGTCATTATATGTATCAGCAACATCCCAAGGATTAGTATAGTTAGTGTTTTCAATAACTCTTGTATAATCCTCTAGGTTTGGTCCATATTGATAACCTCCCATATCCCCACTGTCATAATCATCAGATACAAAATCCATATAATCAGAATCATATTCAAAATCTCCATCTACCTCACCAACGTCAGCAGAATTAGATTTCCTTACAAATAGATGATACTTCATATCTGCATTGTTATAGTCTCTAACATAATAACTAGTAGAATAGTTAGTATCCTCAATAGGGGCACACCACTTTTGAGCTTCTTCATAAGAGAAATCTACCCCCTCAACTAACTCTGAGTTAGAATCTAACACTGATGTGAATTTATGAAATTCTTCAACCAGCGGGGATGACTTTGTTCTAATGATGTCCTCAAAGATTGTAGTCAAAGAACTTTGAGAGACAGTGTTGTTAAAGTTTATCAGATTATAATAGAAGAATAAATCAGTCAGTGGATAACCTTGATATGTAGGAGCACCTTGTAATTGATTAAAGGCTCTCTTATATCTGTTTAAACGCTCTATTTCTGATGTAGACTTAGGCAACATATTAGTTGGTAAAGAATACACAAATGCAGAGTTACCACTAAGGGTTCTATCTAATCTAATAGGACTTAGAGATTGAATAAATTCATTAGGTTCTATATCCTTTAATTCGGGAATCACCACAGAATCCATCCACATCTTAAATGACTCATTACCCCATCTTGTTCCTAACATAATAGGGGTATCACCTTGAGTAGTAAAGGTATTACCAATACTATTCATAATAGTTACACCTGCTGGGACTGTAATTACCTTTTCAGAAGTTTTCATCCAAGTGTTTCTAAGAGTCATATCACAGAATGATTGAAGCTTCTTATAAACATTAGACCTTTCCTTACTACTATAGAAGCTACCATCTTTGATGATTCTGGGACCTAAATCCCTCATCATTCTGTATTTAGACATAATCATGTAGTTACCTTCCATATCCATATGGAAAGTTTCTAAGTAGCCCCTGTAGTGAGGTACTGACCAAGCTGCATCTAACACATTGAATGAATGCTTTAATCCTCCATATAGAGCAATTAAGGTATTTCTATACTCTTCGTCAGACATGAATCTGCTGAAAGAAATTCTGTATGGATTACTTTCATCGTTAGTTAGATTCCTTAGCTTTGAGATAACGTCAGAAACTTTCATAACCATTCCATTAACCATTACAGTTGATTCCTTCTCTTCACCTGAAATCTCCCTTATTGTATCCTCGAAGATACTTTCAAATTTATCAATAAACTTAAATTTATCCTCTACTTTGTTAGGAAGACCCTGATTAAGAGCATATATACTCCTTAACCTACCCATTTCAGATGCACCCTGAACTAATTGCTTTATTGAATCAATGGCTCTGTACTGCACTCCCTCAGAGTTAGTGATTACATCATTGTTTATGATATAGACGAATCTAATATAATCAGATAACTCTTCTAGAAACTTATACATTGAAACCTTGTTCATAGATGCCTCCATAGACCTTATTCTCTTTCTTAAGCTATCAATCAATTCGTGACCTTTAGATAAGTCAGAGAGTCTATATTGTAACATCTTACCAATTACGAAGTCAGATGCATCTGTACCAGACCCAAACTCCTTCTTTAGTATAGAGATGAACTCAGGGTCTAATTCCCCAATGCTGGGACCATTTTCGATATACTTAATAGCACTGGTAATTGACATACCATCTTTCCTATTAAATACATTAGAGTCCATAAGCTTAGAAAGGATACGAGCAGTTTTAGACATCATAGTACCAGCTAAATCATTTAAAGGAATACCAATAGCTGTACCATAAGTATATAATCCCATCATGTTAGGACCAGCATTGATTTTAGCCAATATCGGGTCTTTAGCATTATCAGTTGCAGCAGACATTAATGCAGAGAATACTAACTTAGCATCAGTGTCATTATCCACGTTCTGTAACGCATCTAATACTTCGGGATTTCTTACAGATTCTAGATTACTAGTATATGAGTTAGCTAACAGTCTAAAAGTTTTACCACAAACAACTCTGTTGAATAATAGTCCAGATTGCTTCATTACATCACCGCTACCTAGTGTAGTGTTATAATAATGGGTTAAACCATCATACACTTTAATAGCAGATGCAACTATACCAACGTTCTTCTTACCAGATTGAAAATCATACATAGACTCATACTTATTTACTACATTACCTGGAGTAAATTGTAGAGTTCTCTGACCTTCTGTTGACCCTTTAGCTATATCCTTTAACAATGCTACAGCATCATCAATAGATGATTGTGATTGCATTAAATTAATAGGATTATCACTAATCTTGAACATATAAGAAGATATGAAGTTCTTAATCATATCCTCTGGGTTACTAGAGTTCCTTACGTATAAATTGTGTCGGTCAATCAACTCCTTCATTTCGTTAAAAGGAAGCCTAGAACCTTTAGGGATATACAATTTACCACCGTTTTTCTTAATCATTCTTAAGAAGTTCGATAAAGATTGTATTGAACCTAAAGAATTGTCCAAGTCATATTCTGGCAGGAATAGAACTTTTGAACCACTAAAGTTAAACAATTTCCCTGAACCTACAAAATCATAAGCCCAATTAGTCAATGCTGTATCATCAGTCTCAACCAACTCTAACTCTTTATTTGTAGGGAATGGCAGCTTCTCAGATTCCACTAATGCACTCTGAGAACTCAAATTAAAGTATGGACTCCATCCAACATATTTACCTGTCCTGTCAAATGAATATCCTAACAAGGAAACTTTATCAATATCCAAGTCAGAACCCTGTAGCCAAAACTGGAAGTAATTAACGTAGGCGGAGTTTGTATCAGTCTCGTCAAATCCCACTACTCTCATAGGCATAAATGATTGCATAGACTGGGCAGGGATACGAGCAGCTAGAACATCTAAAGATTTAATAAAAGACGTATGTAATTCAGCAGCAGAATCTCTGATTGCATCAATACTTGGGTCTTCTATCTTAGCTCTAGGATTGGTTCTTAACTTACTAATACTTTCTGAGTATAGCTTATTCACATAAGTTATAATATCGGTAGGGTCATTCTTACCTATATACTTGGCAAATCTACTCGCCACCTTAGACTTTGAGCTTAGTATAGGCTGAATAATCTTACTAATATCCTTACTCATAGCAGCACTATTAGATACCTTTATAGTGTGGTAATTAAATGAATCAATATAGAACTGAGTATTATTAGTAACAATTACTTCATTACCATTAACATCAGTGTATATTCTATCTGATTCATCAGATAGTCTGTGTAGCTTCTCTCCAGAGCTATTAACTCTGTAAAGCTTAGCTCCATCCCACCTAGTCTCAATTTCCACAGGAGTCAAGTGAGTATCTTTATAAACTCTCTTGTCTACTAGATATACGTGCTTACCATTTAACCTCTTCAGTTCAATGTCGAAATCAGCATCATTAACTTTACTTTCCCAATTTGATAACATTCTCTTTAGGAAGAATGTGTCATCATTTTTAATGGTTGCTAGACTATCACCTCTCTTCAGCCCAAATCTACTAGCGTAAATCTTAGGCATTATCAGCTCAAATGGCTGAGTTTGTAGAGAAGATTTATCTACTTGTACTATTGCCCCATTAACGGACACAGAATTAAGTGTACCATTACTAACTGCACCCAAAGCATTCTGAAGCTCTCTTCTTAGGAGTATTCTTTCTTTAGAGTCAGTGGTAGAGTAAAGATTTTTAACTACATCTAAATCCCACATATTGTAGAGGTTTCCATCTACGTCCTTGAACGTAAAGTTGTAAGATGCTAAATCACGACCTGCTGTAATGTTTTCAACAATACTAAATGGTATTCCCATTAGTTCGGACTGAGTTAATCTGCTTCTTAAATCCCAGTACTGCTGAGGAGTTTCTATAAATTCTGTAGATGTAGTGTCACCTACAGTAATTGTATAGTGTCTACCAAGTCTCAACTCTGACAAGTTAGTTATAGGCTTAGAGTTATACAATTCCTGTAACTTCTGAATTTCTTCATCATTATTAAAAGAATCATACATTCTATCACCATACAGCTTCCAAATCTTATGAGAAGGGTTCAATACAGCAAGGCTACCATTAAATTGTAATCTAATAGCTGCCTTAGTTAAAGTAGACGATATAGCAGAACAAAGTCCATTAAAGATGCTTGGGTCACTAAATGGAATTACCCCCTCAACATTCTTATACTTTACCAGTTTACCTGCCTTAGTATCAGATATTAATGTATCCATGACAGTCTGCATAAGATTTCCATCTCTGCTAGTACTATTCTGAATAGACTTAACTATTGTGGAGATTATAGCATCCTTGAACTTAGTAGGGTCACTATCATCCATGTATTGCCTAAATCCTTCAACGTAATCGTTGATTCCAGCCTCAGTTAGAGCAAACATAGCTTCGTAAACTTCTCCAGCTTGCTCTGAAGTGTAACCTCTAGAAGACAAAGCATTAACTACCTGAGTCATAATAGACAGCGTAGATTCATCAGCATTATGTTCTGCATCTAGCTGAATACCAATATCAGTAGTCTTAAACTTCATAGTCAGATATGGATTATCATCAAAATAAGCGTGCTTCAAATTGACATTAGCTGCACCTTGCTTAATAGCACCTGCTGTCACCACGTATTGAATAGATGCCCACTTTAATGGCTGAACCACATCTGATTGAGAAACAACAGAATCAGATATTTTAACTCCTACACCATTAACGGCTTTAACAACATTCCTTACTGAAACCTCAGATGGAATTAAACCATCTTCTGATTTAGAATAGGAGTTCCAGCCTCCAAACATTTGATATAAGCCAAAGTTGGTTGTTACTGGATAAAGAGTTGTTCCACTAGCTGTAACTCTCGGACCTTCTCCAGGTTTGGGAGTAATCTCAGCTGGAAGTTGTCTTACAATAGTACCATCAGGTTCAACTTCAGATTTAATAATCATATATGTACCATCCTCTGGCACATATGTAATACTATTAATCATATAAAATTTACCATCAGTTCCTTTGTAATAAACATCCTCATAGGGTATGAGATTGCCCTGGAAATCTACCAATACATTATCATTAAACAGAGAACCCTCAAACTCCCATGTTTTGCCCCACATCTTCTTTACCATTCTCTGATAGAACTTGCTATTTCGCATAGTAAAGTTGGTTAAGGCAAATCCAGCAGTTTTAATAATACCACCAGTAGCACTACCCTCCTTATAGAAGTGAATAAATGGTTTCTTATCCACACCTACCTTAGCACCACCAAGAGAATTATTCTCCAGATACATTGTCTCAGGGGATACAAATGTACTACCATCATATTGCTTAACACCATGTTCATCATGGTCTCCCATAGGATTATAGGTTGGGGCGGTATCATCCTCAATTACAGCAATTGTATACTCAGGTAATATACCATTTATCAGACCTTGAATCATAACTTGCTTGGCAGCTGTATATGATACATTTCTCTTATGCTGAGCAATATATCTTGCAGCTTCTTCTACTAAGTCATTCGGACTTGAAGTAGCCTTCTTAGCTGGATGATTAGCATGAGTTCCAACGGTAGAGAGTACGTACTCTTGGCTAAGTAGATAGTCTATTACGTTAAATCTAGCCAAATCAGGATGTAATTGTAGTTCTCCTCCTCTTATCTCTAAGAATTTAGAAAAACTAAATCCAGGAGTCCCCCAATTATAAGTTATTCCATTCTCAGTGTAACCTCCTATGGAATATAGGTCTGACCATTTAGTAATGTCAAAAGTTTTACCAAAATTGGTATACCTAGCCAATATTACTCTTTTGGTAGAGAACTTTATCCAATCCTTGTTCTTAGCTAGATATGCTACCTCTGGAGTGGTAAGAGCATTACCTCTTTCATCAGTGGTTTCAATCATGAAGTCATTGTCAAGTAGGTCCGTTAATAACTCTACCTCCTTAATCCTCCAAAAGTTCTCACTATTAGTAAGCTTACCAAATACTTCTTCTACGTTAAGACCAGCTCTAGTAAAATACTCTGGATTAAACCTATTAGTAAGAGATATTAAAGTTCTGTTGAATGATAAAGTCTTACCACCTTGGAATGATACTTCATCCTTAATTTCAAGGTCTTTACCCCTAACAATGTTTTGATATACTCTCAATACCTCTTCAAGAACCTTTCTTGAATCATTCCCATAGACTGTGTTCACTTCTGCAAAGTTAGTCATTGGGTTAAATACAGGAATTACCTTCTTGCTTGCCAACAACGGATACTGAACTGGATTGTTAAATACTAAAGAAGTATCAATACTCCTAAGAGCAGAGTTTAATTGTTCCCACTCTGAGGTTATAGAGTTTATTATCTTTACATAACAATCTCCAAGCTCCTTGTTTATAATAGCTATGGTTTCATCCTTAGTTAGATTCGCGTAGGGCTTGTCTAATCCACTAGTAGACTTTAGATTCTCAACCATGTGAATCAGAGAGGACTTATCTGAGATAACAGAAGGCAAGAATGCTGCATCTGTATTACCTACTATATTGCATAAATAATTACTTACAAATGCAGTATAGAAAGACTCTGACATATTGAAGTCAATGTGCTTCTTGCTACCTATTTTACCCTTGTACTCTCTTGACACTACCATTCCTCTATGAAGGAAAGAGCTATTTAAAAGGGAGAAGGCATTAGTGGCAGAACCTGGATTCATGCACTGATTTACCCATTGGTTTCTATAATTAGTACCAAGCATAGACATAGCAACTCCAGATAATGCACGACCCTCACCATCCCTAGCGATGCCACTTACATAAGCATCGGTAGTCATAGCATAGGCTGCTGCAACATCTTCCATTACTGGCACATAGCTAGGTAGAAGAATACCAATATCCTTAGAACCTCTCTTTATAGAAGTTAGATTCTCAGCACCAAATACCTCTTCTTGTCTCCTTCTAAATTCCTGAGTACTAGTTTCCTTTGGAACTAGATTATGGGAGAAGTATGAGTTGAAGAAAATACTTGTACTAAGTTGGAGTAAATCACTAATAGCTGACTCGTACTGGATATTACCATTTTTTGTCTTTAGAGCGAGATAACTTTCAACTAAAGGTCCATCCGAAACAAAATCTAGATATAGGAACTCTTTAAAGAAAGGAAGTGCTTTTTCCCAATCCTCCTTACCATTAAAGGTTGTTAAAGGCTTTCCATCTCTAGATATTGAAAAAGCATTAGACCTCTTCGCCTTTGGGTTAAATTGAACAGATATATTTAACTCTGGTATCTGGAATCTAAACACAGAAACAGTTCTTAACCCTTCTTTTGCATCCGTAACCTTATCCTCTTCATATCTAGGATTATATTTAGCAACTTTAGGCTCATATTGTGTAGGAGCTGTAATACTTAATGCAGAAGAAATGCTTCTTTCAAGTTGATTTCTTAATTGTCTATTAAGATTATCTCTCAAAGTTGCTCTGACTATCTCCCCATCTTCGTTAATCCTATATTGCACAAAGTCAAGAGGGCTAGCAGTTGCTACTAGCTGACAGATGAATGAGTAATAGTTAGTGTCAAGAATATTATTCTTGTAAATCCCAAATAAGGAGTGCATATCACTACTAAAGATACCCTGTCTCAGTGAATACACTAGGTTCTTTTCTATACTCTTGAATCCTCTAAGTAACTCATAATTGCTATTGAAGAAAGACTCATCACTCAGTAATTCGAACAAAGCGTGATAGTTTTCAAGTACATTACCAGTACTAGCAGAAGATAGTAGTGTATAAAAGGACTTACCTCCAATTGAAGAGCGCAAATGCTCAAATTGAGGGTATTTAAGGAAGAACATTCCATCAAACGTGAGTGCAGGGTTATGAATATCAGGAGAATTAGCCAATCCCTTAATCTTGGATATGATATAATTGAATGCATCCAACTTAACCTTTTTATCAGCAACAGGTGTACTACTTCCCCAAGTGTATACAGGAGTAGTCTCAACCAGTAACTTAGTCACATCAGATACATGGTCATTCATATTTACATCCTTCTCCTTGTCACCCCAGTTCCTACTATTGTTTGCTCCAGTGCCAGTAAGAGAATATCTATCCTCTGGACTGTATTTAGGGAAGTTCTCATTAATTTTAAGAACCTTTCCCAACTTGGAACTAAGTAAGTCGTCGAAGTGATTTAGGATAACTAAGCTATTATAGGCTTTAATAAACTTCTTATCAATAATCCTATTTCTAGAATATATCCTTCTAAGGTCGTCAGCTGTGAAGTGTGAATGATGAAGAAATCTTTCACCTACAGCATTAAGTTCTCCTACTGCATTTAGATACACTCCATCCTTCCACATGGTAAGATTAGATAACTTCTCAAGAGCACTTTGGGCATCTTTAGATGGAAGTTTAGAATATACATCCTTTAAATAAGCAACCACATCTTGTAGAAGGGTTTCTTGGTAATTCCTAAGTGCCTCATTGATTTCATGTTCAGTTTTTATAACTTTACCAGCTTCTCTGTCTACAAGGAAACATTTAACTATATTATCGACAACACTAGCTTCCATTGCCGAAGCAATTTCAGTTGCAGTACCATAATTAGTTACTATGAATCCTCTAATTCTTTGTTTTGCATCAGCATTACCCTCAGGGTCATCTAAGGCATCCAGTTTTGTAGGATTTTCCTCAGCAGTATCATCAATATTACTACTATTGCCAGAAAGGTAAGTAGTCATATTAGATGGAACAACATCATGTAATGCTGGAGCAATCTCCATAACGAATGCATCAATAAAGTCCGCAAGGTCGGAGAGGGACGTGATGTCGTACCCCTCTCCAATCTCTTTCAGACTATTAATAAACATCGCCTTTCTGCTAAATTCGTCTTTTTCCTCCCAAATTTCCTCTAATGTATCTTGTAATACATCTTGTAAATCTAAGTTGGAATCATTCTTGTTAAATTTACATTTACCCATGATTATAATTTAATTTTTATGGTTATTGGACATGAATTGTCAGTAGTGTTTAGACGAGCCTTTTCATCTTGCTTAGACTGCAAGAAATCTACCAAATTCTTAAGCATGTCTCTCTGAGACCCCTCGAATTGGTCGATTTCCTCACTCATCCTTTTTATCATTTTAGAAGTTGCTCTCATAGCATTAACTTCTTTATTAAATGCTTCCACACCCTTTGCAGATTGAACCTTACCAAGCGTGGCAAAGTTAAATACACTAAGGATGTTTTTATATTCTGCAACTTCTGACAGTGAGTTTACACTGAATGAAGTAAGCGGAGTTCCTGTAGTTGCATCCGCCTGCTTTATTAAGGTAATCTCATTATCACTTAGATTTAGCTCTGCACTAAAGATTTCATTCCCCAAAGTTAAGGTAAATTTGTGAATATTTAAACCTATTTGGGAAATATCTGAAACAACAGAGTTAGACACATCAAGGTTTGTAGATTTTGCACTTATATAGATGTCAGAACCTATAGGTATTACCAGATGGTTTGTCTTCCTATATGCGTCTAAAACCTGCTCCTTAGATAGTGTTTGTAAGGTATCTATATCCATTTCTGACATGACGGAAGTGGATGCCTTAATATTCATTGACTTAAAGACAGTATCAACTGTTGGTTTAGAAATTACTCCTATACGGGAATGTCCAGCCAGATACTTACTATTATCTTTACTGCCCTTAAAACTACCTTTATCAGTCATTTTATTGACTATTGTTTCTAGTAGTGGGCTTACATTACCATAAAATGAAGGACTGTCTATCTTACCATTCACCATAAATGGATTATTGTCAATAGAATAGTTACCTACATCATATACTGCATCCAATGCAATAGCATCTGTAGAAGACTTATCATATTGTATATTGTAGAATATTCCAGGAATCTTGTTTTGACCTAGAATATGTTCCACAGAACGTAAGTTAGCTTCCTTAAACACTCTACTGGTATTATCAGCATTTGGCGGATATACAGAACCTAATAGATAATTTTGAAGAGCTTGTCTACCTGTAATGTTGGCATTCAAACCTTTAATATCCACTGGGTCATTAAGGATTGCCATTTGAGCCTTAGTATCTCCTTCTGCATTATTAAGCTTCCCAATTAACTGCATGATGCCTTCATACGCGGTAGTATTGTAGTTTAGGTCACTTTTCTCAAACTCTGGTTGAGCAGATAATATGTTGATGATTCTATAAGCAGTAAAGTCATTGCCTATTCTTTTGATAGAGTTCTTATCTCCAGAAACTATGCTTAGCAAGTTGTCAAAATATTCCTTAACTGATGCTTTTGGAGGAACTACATATACTAGCTTTACCTTCTTCTCTACAGAGCCATCCTCAAGTTGTTTATAGTAATAAGTTTCAAGGTCTGAACCTTGTAACATTATATCATTGCTAATAAACACAAAAGGATGTCCTGGCTTGGCAAAATTGATAGTCTTTCCACCAAATGTATACACACCTTTAGGTGATAACTTTACTTTAGAGATAGTCATTCCTGGAACTTTCGATAATTCATCGAGTGTTATCCATTTACCTTCATACTTCAAGTTTCCATTATACTCATAATCCATACCTTTAAGGACGTTAGTTATAGTTGGACCTTGTGATTTTAGTCCTCCAGCTAATGTCCAGTTGTTATCCTCTATGTAGAATATACCATTCGAGTTAAAGGTGTACACTTTCAAAAAGTTTACTAGGGCACTTCCTCCCCCAATAGATGGATTAGCTTGTATAAACTTAATAAGTTCATTGAACCTATCAAACATAGTAGCACTAGGGTCTCTCCTTGAGATTTCATTATACTCATCTCTAATTGCCTTAAACTTATCATTCTTAAACACAGTTACAGGGTTAGGCAGAATGGCTAGAGGTAGCTCTAATACATCATTAGTGCCCTCTCCTATAATAATAGATAGAGTCTTCAATTTAATGTTCTTGCTCTCTTCATCTTCAGAGAACATATAACTTAGAGATTCTGAGCCAGTGTCTTTTCTAAACCTGCCCCATTCAGCATTATTGAAAGTACTTGCTGAACTCTTAAATGCGAATGTACAGTAGACATCATTACCCAGACCTAACAAAGTCTTGACCTTTTTAACAAGGTCTCCCTTGTCAGAGGTATTAAATATAATACTTCTTAGATTACCTATTACTTCATCAAAAGTCTCCTTGTTCTTTACTTGGATTCCAGGTAGTCTATTTAATCCGAAATAACTATCTAACCTCTTACTGTTCTCTGGAGTTACTATTAAATTACCCTTCTCATCAAATGTAGTTCCAGATTCAAATGTCGGGAATGTGTACATTAATAAGTCGAGTATAGCTTCAGTCTTAGTACTAGAGGTATGGCTAACACTTGTTGCAGGTACAGGGGGTGGAGTTGTATCCTCACTAGACGCCAAGGTCTTATCCCTTATATCTTTCTCGGTTGGAAGTCCGTTATTTGTGATAATCACTGTTTCCTTAGTACCGTCATCGGTTACTGTTGTAGCAGTCTCTGAGGTTAATCCCACTTCTGGAACTACAGTAACAGAGGGTATAGTAGTATCTTTCTCTCTCTTAATTAGTTCAGTGGGTTTACTGTCTAATGTAAGCCTATTTAACATATCCCTTCTTTCAGAGGAGAATGTTTTAATTCCATCCCTTGATAATTCACTGACACTAGTAGAAGAATCTTGAATAGAGGCTAATTGATTAGAGTTACTGGTTCTATAGTTGTCCTTAGTATGTAGAACGATGCTTCCCTGTATAGCTCTAGAGATACCAGTATAAAGGTCGTCCCAGTACTCTTCGTTTTCCAAACCAGCAGAATCATCAATTATATAATACTTACCTTCAAGACCCTGCGAAGAGTTACCTTGCTTAAAGTCTATTCTATCTTTATAAGTAGCACTTGAAAGTAACTTATATATTTCAGTATCAGTATCATAATAGATAAATCCTATCTTCTCATCAGGATTCATACTACTAATCATAAGGTCAATATCAGCCTTAACTAATTCTATGCTATATGGTACAGAACCATTTACGTCTTTACTATTATAGACTTTGGTTCCAAATAGTCCAGAATTGTCTTGGTAGTAATGCATCGTTATGTCAGAACCATAATTATTGCTTCTTAGGTCTGACAGAATACTCTTAAGATAGTTAAGGTTGACTGTTACTTGCTGATTATTGGCTCTCATTGATACTCCCAGCTTAGGACATCTCACAAAGTTTCGACGCGCTAGTTGTATAGTATTTCTAACATTTGTTCCCTTGAAGTTAATCAGGTGTCTACCAATAGCTTTACTTTGGTCAAAGTCTCCAGCCACAATAATCGGAATACCATATTTTTGAGCAAATCTATTAATCAAATCCATATCAACAACAGTATATCTCGACACCTCATCAATAAGGATTAGAGAAGGCACTTCAGAAATTTCATTAATTTTGAAGTTTGACCTTGTGATATTGTTGTCATCGAAGTATATATCATCACCAACTATTGATACCATAATATCATCCTTAGAAGATGGGTCTACCTCCTTAGAAGATTTTTGAGGATAATCCTTGAAATCTCTCCACTCTTGAGATACCCTCTTCATAAGGTGTTCTCTGTCTAAGGTGGTGGCGGACTCAAGATTTAGGTCAGCTTTTAGACCCTTAGCACTATCCTCAGTAGCATGACCAATCCAAACATTCTTAAGAACGTCGGGATGATATTTCTTTAACAATACTATAAGATTATTAAATACTCCAGTAGTCTTTCCACTACCAGGAATGCCCTCAATGAATGCAACCCTAGCAAATCTCGGAGAAACTAAGGAATCTAATACTCCTTCTCTAAGAATAGTTTCTGAGTCATATTTAGAGTTCCACTCAGCATCAGTCATAGAATCCGCGTGGTTCTTTAGGGAGGTATTTACAGCATCACAGAAGTTCTCTATTACACCTCCGTTAAGTATAGATGCATATCCCAAATAAGTAGCCAATTCCTGAGTTGGAATAGGTGCAATCTTATCACTGATAATAGACCTGTATTCTTCATAGAAATCAGAAGCTCGAACTGCAGCTCTAGAGGCGATGTACCAAACTATAGCATTATCATCTATACTAGTAGACTTAGAGTTTAGAGATTCTATACTATCATTTAGGGTTATAAGTCCAAAGTTGTCAACACTAATAAGCTTAGACAGAGCTTCTGGATTTTTTACTTTATCGCTATTAGCTTTAAAGAAATCATATATGGCATCATCTAACTTAACTATTTCTGATTCAACTTGGAACCTCTCCTCCTTATTAAGATTAACCTTCTTAGCAGCAGATATTTCCTCTAATTTACTTAGACTACTCACCACACTCTCAAACTCAGCCCTTCCAGACCAGTCATTGGGGATGCTAAGAATAAATCTTTTTATCCTATCATAGATAAGTATATTCTTATTGTTAGCAGTTCTAGTTTGTTCCCCTAATTTCTGAGCGTTGTTAGCGGCAATAATTTTTTGGAATGTTTTAAGACGTAGTTCAATACCTTCCAAATCTTGCATCATTGCGTCAGCTACATTTGATTGCAGTTCAGCAAGGTTAGCCTCAGAATCTAACTCATTTATAGTAACATTCATACCATAAAGATTAGATAAATCAGCGTTGTCAACTCTAGCACTAAGTAGCTGAGCCTTAAATATGTTAATCACTGAAAGAGCTTCAGCAATTTGGTCTAACCTCTCGTTATTTAAGTTAAAGTTGGATAGGTCTTCCATATGCTCCTTTAAAGAAGCATCTGTTTCTTCAAGAATACTTGATACTTTAACATCTGAGTCAGTAGTGCTTAAAGAGAATTGGTCTAAAAGTTCAATGATATTTGAATGCTTCAACTTATCAATTTGAGCTTTAGCTGCTTCCATCTTGGTTGCATCTATATAACTGTTCTCATCCCCATAGTATTCAGCCTGATTAATAAAGTACCAATATGCTGAATTTAGGGTACTGCTAAGTACTCTCTTTAGTTCTGGATTAATGTAACCTTGATTTATAATAGGCTTAGTGATAGCCTCTATGTGAGACACTAAGAACTTACCTACCAACTTGTTATACTGCTCCGCTTGTACCTCTGCTGTATAATCCTCAGTTATTGGAGTATTTATAATATCGGTGAACGTAGACTTCTCAGATTCAGTCCCAAAAGTAGCTAATAATGGGCTTATAATACCCATTGATGAATGTACATTAAACTGAGACATCTCTTCGGAGAATGACTCTGAGTCTTTGGTTTCGTTAAGTCTATTAACATACTCATTCAATCCTGATTGTAAGACACCTAATGTAGAGTGTAGATTTTCATCAAAACTTTCATAGTATTTTAAACTATGATTTTGGAACAGTGGGGCAACCACTTTAGCTATAGACTTATGGATAGAAGCTGCAGTACGTACTGCATCTTTAAACCCAGAGTTCTTCCATCCCTCATACTCCTTAGATATTTCCCCTAACTCGTTTTTCGGAATATCTGTTACTTTCTTACCAGTTTTATTCTCAGCATACTGTATAAGAGTTGGAGATAGATATGCGCTACTAACAGCGGTAGACATCTCGAATAAAGACTCATATATAAGCTGAGGAGCTAGTTCTCCTTTCATATATGCCTCTTTTCTCTCAATAGCTGCTTTAAGTTCTCCTTCTAGTCTACTTCTCTCAGCCTTAGTTGCTTCATCCCCATTTTCTTTTACTTGTGCATCTGTGGGACCTCCATTTTCCATTCTTTCTTGAGTTCCCCCAAGAGAGTTGAGCTGATTGGTCAAGGTCACAATCTTCTCGCAAACACTGTTATAATCCTGTAGGTAACTAGCAGCTACACTACTATTTCTTAGTGCAGAAAACCTAAGGTCATTAAGTGTTTGTGTGTCGAAGAAAGCATCATCACTAATAGTAGCTCCTTGTGCAGCTAATGTATCAGTAACAAATTTAGCTATTCTCCTAACCTCAGATTTGGCAGCAAGGTCTTGATTATCAGAGTCTGTACCCTGTGCCCATATTTTCTTACCATCTACACCATCTACAAGTTTAGTGGCAGATAAGTACTTGTTTCCAAGCTCCATCTTATTTACTAGCTTTAAGAAATCATTCATTTTACCATTTCTAGCCATATAAACAAGTTGTTGCATAGCTTGTTTGCTGTCCATACTTCCAAGCTGCCTAGCTGCCCTAAGATTAGGTAAGGCATCAAACATAGCACCACCTAGCATACCTCCGACAAAGGACATACCATATCTGTCTAGCATATTATCCCATGCTTGTAAGGGAGGGGTATCACTACCAGCTAACCACATACCGAGATTGGTAACAGATTTAGCAAAATCATACAATACTTCCTCAGATACTTCTTCTATACCTTCACCAAGAGCATTTGCAGCAGTAGCCTTTAGTCCACTCTTCCCTATTGAATAATTAGCTTGGGCAACATCCTTACCTAGCTTAAATATTTTCTTCATCCATTCAGTTTTCTGAACCTTAGAAGCATTATCAACAGTTTTTCTAGAACCTTCTGTTAAAGTTTTAACCACCTGCTTCATCTGCTCTTTATCCATCCTAAGTTCTGGAAGTATCCATTCTCCTAGCTTACTATTAATAATAGCATACTCACCCGCAGCGTATCCTAGTGTAAGTAGTGCTGCTTCCATGTCAGTAGCACCCTGCTCCTTAGCTTCACCATAGGCATCTTGAACTGTAATGCTAGTCATATATGCCTTAGATAGAATTTCTCCCATCTTGTTATAGCCCTTCATATAGTTCTCTAAATCATTCTGAGCCTTTAATGCTGTAACAGCTTTAAGCTCTTCTAATTGTCGACCTAGTTTAGCTATATCCTTTTGAGACAGTTTAGTGTAATCCTGCAATGTAGCCCATTTTTTCTGGAACTCTAATTCTTTCTTAGCTATTCCAGTTTCATCCATTAGATTACCTTTTACTATAGCTGGGGCATATTTAAATATCCACCTCTGTTCATATAGTTGCTTAAATACATCTCCAGCTAAGTTAATAAAGTTCTCCATAGACCAGGCATTACTTTGACCATATTCAGAGGTTGTAGGCTCTAAGGACTTAGTAAATCCCTCTACAGATGAAAGGAACTTATTATCACTTCCAGAAAACACTTTACCTAGAGTAGCTAGAACCTTAGTTGTTTCTAAGGCAATTCCTGCACCTATATACCAGGGACTAATGCCAGGAATAAACATAGGAAGGATTGAAATTGCATTCCTAGCTAGAGAGCCAGCAACACTTTTATCAATTCCGTCTGAATCAAAGAAGTCATATTTATTAATTGCAGACCCGTCAGTAGTTAGGGTATTCAGCTTAGATAAAACTCTTCTTCCATAAACATCACGTCCGTCTAAATTCTCATAATAATAGGTTCCATTTTCATTTAGCTTTAGTTCCCCCTTCTTGTGTTTAACTAGCTCTTTAGATATTGGGTCTACGTGTTCTCCATCTTCATCCCATTGTGCCATGACCCTAGTATCCCAGAAATCAGTCCAGAATGAATCATTCGGAGAATCATGCCACACTGGGCTAGCACCGTTGGATGCTCCTATAGGATTAGCCAATACTTTTTGGGTTTGGGCAACTTCATCCGCTGACATAGTTGGAGCGTCCAGCAAGTTCAACCTTCTAACTCCTCTCTTTTGTCTAAGAGGGTTAGCCTCCCTAGATAGATAAATGTCTGGACCCTTCCTTCTTTGCTCAGGTTCTGCAAAGATATTATCTCTATGGAACGTAGCTTGGCTTACAATATCCTCCTGATATGACTCATCAGCCAACTGGTTGTAAGTCTCAGCCATGTATTTATATATATTATCAAACTTGGCTTCATCAAATTTGCCATCAGTTTGAAATGCAGGATTATCTTGAATTTGTGGAATGTTCTTATAAACACTTGCATCTTCTAATGAAGTGTTTGTGGCATCTAATCCTACTGCCTTAAAATCAGAGATAGAAAAGGTAGGATTAGATACTCTATTCAACAGCCAATCATTTTCCTTTGAATTTGTCATATTACTAGATTTTATAGTGTAGATAGAGAAGGACTTGGCACATAGGTTTGTAACTTTTGCTTTTGTTGCTCCTTAGCTTCTATATCCATGGCATCATTACCCTGCATTGTTGGATAATGACCAGAGCCAAGAGAGGCATTAATAAGATTCTGTCTTACAGGAATATAAACTGAACCAGAATATACGTTGTTACCACTAGAGAATAGACCTGGCTGACTCATCTTAAATGATGCATCAGCAGCTTTTAGTATTCTTTCTATACTTTCTCTTTCATTAATGTCAGTAACCTCACTAAGTGTATCGTCCATTGTTGGGTCTTCCGCAAATGCAGATTCATCAGCTGATGCGTCTAATATAGCAAATCTTCCGTAAGCAGAAGTATTAATTTGACCATTTACATATTTGTAAGGCAATTTATACTTAGCATAAATCTCATTTTTCTGAGCTTCGTCCTTTATATCTCCCTCTCTAATCTCATTTTCAGCTAATTCTAATCTCTTTAAAGAATCTATATCAGGTTTAAGAACTCCAGACTGTAACGCCTCTACGTCAATAGGTAGGTCTACAGCCACCACATTTGAGCCATCTATAGCTACTCTACTCCTTTGTGAAGAGTTCAATAACTGTCCTCCCATTGTAGCATTCTTAAAATCTAATACTCCAGAGAATGTACTCCTTGCAGCATCCTCTAACGTAGCACTTCCTATAGTCTTACCAGATGTATCGACCATTGGGGCACTATTACCAGGAAGATTCAAACTATAAGAATTTCCATTGTTAATCTTATGGTTCTTAATCTCACCCAATCCTAGTAGGAATGCTTTAGCAGGGTCTGTAATATTGTTATCCTTACTACCAGATGATTTGGTATTCCCCTTAGCATCCATTTTCTCTTGCAGGTCTAGTTTTATAGTATGTTCCCCACTCAATGCTGATTGAGTTAAGGACATCAACAACTTCTTAACCCCTTCTCCAGAATTATCTCCTAAGTACATAGCTGCCTTAGCTTGTAAAACCGTCCTCATATTTCTTGGCAAGGAAGCTAACAAGTAGCCTAATGCTTGATTAGCTTGAGCCTGCTGGGACTTGTCTAAGCTAGACATCTTATAAAGACCATCTACTGACATTCCAGATAGGTCTTCCCTACTTGGCTGCAAAGCAGTTAGATACTCTATACCTTTCAATATTTTTCCAGATTGCTGACCTACATACCCCTCTCTGGACATAGAGGTAGTTCCCAGCTTATTAATTACTGACTGTATATACTCGGTGATTTTAGGAACACCTATAGCATTGTTTATAATACTTGTTAGGTCAGTATTAAAGGCTGCACTAATACTATTGGCACGATAGTTAGCTAACTCAGAATTAGTTAATATTTGTTCAGAATTGAGGTCTACATCATTTAACGACTTCTTCTGTAACTTGCCTTCAGCATTAACCGTAATTACATGACCACCGTCGGTCACTGCAATTTCTCCAAGTCCACCATTTTTGTCCGCCTGTGTCATAGCACTTTTAAATCTTTCATTTTCTGCCTTTATTCTAGGAAGCATTTTCAATATTGTCTTATATTGGACGGTGGCATCTTCCTTCTTAAAGGGGTTTTTATATATATTATCCGAGAATATACCTGAAGTTTCTATAAATGCTTCAACATCACTAGGTATACCATTCTCATATAAAAATTTTACCATATTCTTGTCTAGTAGCCCAACAGAACCGTCTGATTCCTCCTTACTAGTTGTTGCAGGTGAATAGGGAGCAGCTACTTGAGGTTGGGGTACATTAGTGTAGCTAACAAAGGCGGGCATACCCCCGCCTTGTTGTAGCTTATCAATTAATTTCATAGTTGCATTCCTTTCTTTATAAGTGCAGCAGTGAGAGCAGACATATTTGCAATCATCTTGTTATGCTCCCTCTTAGATTCCATTATATCTTTATGAAATTGTTTATTATCATCTGATAGTCTCTTATTGAAATCCTTAGCCCTTTGAAGCATAGCTTTTTCAGCATAGGACAGCTTAGAACCCTTTCCACTAAATCTAACTAACCAGGGAGTATCTATCAGTGATGTTCTTTCCTTCAGTGCATCTGACTGATACTTGGAGCGTAATTTAGATATTTCTCTTTGTGCCCCCACTGGGTCATTCTTGTAAGTCTCTCCAATCTTAGCTAATTCAGTATCGTATTCCGAACCAACTCTGTTTAGATAGGACTCTAAAGCTAACTGATTCTTCATACCTCTAGCTTGTCTGAATCTATTCTCTACACCAGCTAAATAAGGAGCAATAACTTGCTGATAATTAGCAGTTATCCTTCCAGCATCAATCTGCTTCTTAGCTGCATCTATAGCATTCATTGAAGCTCTATTCCTGTTAGCAACCTCTACTCTTCTTGCCTTAGCAGCATCAGATTCTTGTTGTCCTAACATCCTAGTTTTATAGAACATTTCAGCATCTTGGAGACCACCTTGGAATCTAGCTTGTCCTGCTCTATCACTAGCCTCTAACTCTCCAGCTAACTGCAGTGAAGCATCAGAAGTTCTAGGTCTTGCGGCTACAGATTCTAAATTACCTGCTTGTTGCTCTGCATTGGTCTTAGCTTGGAAGTTACCTTGAAGTGGGACAGTATTTTCAAATGTATCTAATAAGGTTGGCTTTAGTCCTTCCTTATATACTTTAGCTGCCCTGTTGTTAGCTGCCAAACCTCCAACCATCCTACCTAAAGCTAATACTTCCTCTGGAGCTACATTAAGTTTAAGCTTCTTCTTAGGAGTACTTGTTACGCGCTTTATACCAGATGGGTTAGTTGTGTCACCAGCTTCTACTTTAGGAGCTGTAACTACAACCTCGTCTAGGTGTTGAGTTGGTTCTTGAAGTGCTCTTAGTCGATAGGTTCCATTACCTTTGTCATATAATTCCATTCCTCTGGTTGCTAATTGCTTATTAAAGCGAGCAACGTCTTCGGGAGTCATTCCGCGGGCAAGTGTTCTGTTACCAGTTCTATCACCAGCATATACGTCAAATCCAGTTGTACCTTCTGTAGTACCATAGCCTACGATACCATTTCTAATTAGGTCATCAAAGCCTTGATTAGTTCCTCTAAAGGTGATTTGCCTTTGTTTAGCTAATGGGTCTTGTACTGAGTAATTATACTTACCACCGAAGTAATCTCCAGTCTTATCAGTTAATTGGTCATATATATCTTCTCCGCCATTAAAAGAGAGCATATAAGAAGATTGCCAATCATCTGGTCCAGTATGTGAAGCTTTCCACCTATCAATATCAGCTACCCAGTCATAATTAGCCAGAGCAGATGCCCTATTCCAGTTAGACATATCTTTAGCCTTGATTCTTCCTACTGTATCACCACCTTGCAGGAACTGAATTAATCCACCCTCTGCTTTCTTAGTGACTCTATCATCCTTAGAAGTTTTCTTCTTTTTATTTGACTTCTTATGAGGTAAGTCTGCCCTCTTAGTATGGTTAGTATTAGGTTTCTTGTTTATAAGTTCCCAAAGATACCTTGCATTAGGGTCTTTCATAGCACCTTCTGGTACTACATATACCTCTGTAGGAGTAGGAGGAGCATAAGGACTTCTCTTAGGGAAGACTTCTTCATATCCAAAGTCCTTCCTATTTCTAACAGCTTCGTCCCAAACTGCATTATACTCACGTTCTGCTGCAGGATGGAATACATCTCTATATTCCCTCTCAGTTTTAGCTCTTTGTTTACCAAACTGCCTTCCACCTGGTATTTGTCCTTCAATAAACTGGTCTAACCTCTGTGAAGGTTGTATAGTTTGTGAAGCAACTACTTTATTAGCATTTCTAGATGCAGGGATAACAGCTGGCAAGTTTGTAGTCTTAGGAACAAATGGCTCTAAAATAGAATTTATAGTCCTAACTGTCCTTACTGCGTTAGCATTTGGAGACTCAACTGGAGTACCTCCTGTGTGAACAGCCCTATCCTGATATGTTCCTGGCTTACTTAGTTTAGAGGGGTCAGTTTTATCTAAAGGCTGTCTTTGCCTACCATCTCCCATAACAAACACCCTATTAGATGGGGTTGCTTGACCAGGTGCAGGAAGTGCGAGTGGGGCGGTTCTGTATTTGGAAGCATAGTTAAGAGCTTGAACTAGATTAGATACTCCTTCCACACCCTTCTGAGCTATTTCAGAGTCCCTCTTGTTCTTTATTTCTCCAGCTCTTTTTCTACTTTCAGCCCATCTATTCCTAATATCGTTCTTCTCTGCTCTTGTTCGTCCTCCAACTATTCCATTCTTGTAAAACCATGCGTCTGAGAATGGTATGTTAGCATTACCTCTAGGCTGGGAAGCATCTCTATAACCTAACCAATAGTTACCTATCTTTGTGTCTGCTACCCAATTTCCAGCATTCTTTGTTCCTTCAACCTTCTCGGATTGAGGTCTTAGTCCGAAATACTTAGTATCTATAGACACACTTTCAGGTTTTATTGCATTATCCCCCTCAAGATTGTTAGCCTTATTATATTGTTGTGCAAATTTAGCTTTGAGTTCACTTACCTGGTTTTTACCCTTTGTATTCTGGAAGAAAGCATCATCAACTTCTAGTGTTTGTTGCTTACCGTCAATCATGGCAGTAACTTTCCTTTTACCAGAAGGTGTAGTTGAGGAGTTCCACCAACCCTTCTTAGATTGAGCATAGTTCTTTCCCATCAATACTGTACTAGCAATAGCAGAAAGGTTCTTGAAGTCCCCAGTATTAAGACTCTTAGTATCACCCTTAGTAAGTTTTGATAGAGTTTTACTATATTCTGCCCTTAGTGTTGGGTCTAGGAAATTAGCAGCGTTAACAGCTGTCATAATAAGAGGTATACTCTTTCTTATTTTTCCTAATGCTCTAGTAGCTTTCAATGTTTTTCCAACTGGGATTAAGGATAAGGCATCCATTCCCAAGTTCATTGCGAGTCTACCAGCGTCTCCTAAATCTAAACCATCACTAGCCCAATCTGCGCCAAACTCTGCTAGAGATGAACCTACACCTATACCTGTAGAAGCAAGGTTAGCTCCAGGGACAAACCCAAGTCCAACACTAGCTAAGTCAGCCATAGCTGCTCCCAATCTAATTTTATCAGAAGTCTTAATAACTCCACCAGCATCAGTTATATCTTTGTCATTACCTAGTGAGGCATTAGACCTACCAGTGAATGACTGATGTGCAGCCTGATTCTTCTTAGCCTGCTCTTCACTAATTTTAGGTCTTGTCACACTTGGGGTATCCTCTACTTTAGTGAATTTAGTACCTAACTGAGCAGTTATTACTCCACCTTCTTTTCTGTATCCACGAAGTCTTAATATCTCATCATTTATTTCCCTAGTTCTTTGGTTAATTGGAATGCGAAGTAAGGCTTCGAGACGTTCATTCTTTTGGGTTTGGGAATTATCAAATCCCTTATTGAAACTCCATTGCCACTGTCCATCTGGTCCCTTCCTAACATTCATAACATCATCACCACTTTTCCACTGGTACTGACCCTTATAACTCACAAAAGGAGATTGACCAGATGAAATCCACTTAGATAAGGTACTCTGAACCATTTTATAAGCATCACTGGCTGGGTTGTTTAATCCAGAGTCATTCATCCATGCACTGAATAAATTATCCCTATTGCTTTCTGAAACATCACTGTAGTCTATAAAGCTAGTCCCTTGGTTACTCCTAGCTCCTGCAGGATTATATGTTCCTAGGTTCACAATGTTACCATCGCTACCAACAAATTGGTATTGTCCTAAGGATTTATTAAATTCTACTGAACCGTTGCGTACTTCTCCAGTAGTAGGATTTTTTAAGTAAAACTCTGATTTTCCACTTACATCTGATGGGTCTGAATATGCCCCATACAGAATATTATCACCAGCCCCAGATGCAAATTGAGATAAGTTAGTAATATAGTTATAACCCCTACCTCTCAGCATCTTGGTAAATGGGTTATTGTCAGTAAGTCTAGTATACTCATTTAATTGGGCTTGTCTTGCTCTAGTAATGTCTTGTCTATATTGTTCAGGCAAGTTTGAATCATCATAGATATTTCCATTAAAGGCATACTTATTACCTACCCCCTCAAACACGTTACCTGGAAGTATCCCACTAACTTCCTGGTTAGTTCCCTTTTTATATATATGATATTGACCTTTCTCATCAATTGTTCTGTCATACTCGGAGTTAGACCAACCTCTGTCAGTTCTTCCCTGTTGACCTTCTACCGCAGGAGCTTGTGCTGGCTGTGCTTCAACTGCAGCTTTCATAAATTTATCTAAATCACTACCACCTAGTGTGGCAAATGTGTTGTAATCGTCATTGTCTAGTTTATTATTAGAAATAGCAGAGCCAAATGCCCTTCCACGAGCCATTAAGTCTTCTACGCTATTGATACCAGTATCGGTCCAATCGTGCTCTTGATACAATTTATTATAATCCGCACTATTAAAGATGTCAGCTATGAGTGCATTACGGTCTTTCTCTGACCTGTTTTTAAACCAGTTGCCAAAATCTATATTGTTTCCTCCATACCATCTTTTTGAAATCTCCTTAGTTAGATAGTCATTGGTGTTAAATTTCTCAGCCTTTACCTCAGGCTGCTTATACTGCGGTGCTCCCTTAATGATGTTGTATAGATAATCAGCAGCTAATCCATAGGCATTATTCTCAGTATTCTTAACCCCTGTTTTTATACCCAAGAATTTCTTTCTATCTAACTCACCAGTACTTGATTTTTGACCCGTTGCATCTTGAAAGTTGCCCATAGCATCCATAGTTATAGTGCCATTGTTCATTCCCTCAAGCATATATTGCACAGCATTCCTAAAATCAGCTGCAGCAGCATTCTTTAACCCCTTAGATGAGGTATATTCATCCACATCTCTATAACCTCTCTTTATTAGGTCATCTTGGTTAAAGTCGCCTAGCCCTTTTATACTCAGAAGCTTAGGTTTGTCAGTTTGACCTCCAGAGTTGTACTTTCTTATTACTTGTGACATATACTATGTATAATAAAAAAGGAGCATATAATTAATATACGCCCCTTCTTACCTTGTTGACTAATTATCTTACTCTTACTAGTCTAGCACCTTTTCTTGCAAAAGTTGGTTCCTCTTGAGGAGCTTGTTCTTGAGCAGCACCACCTTGAGCGATTTGCATTAGAGCTTGACATACAGCCATTGCAGCCTCACAATTCTGAGTCTGAACTGCTTGTGCAGCTACTTGTAGAATCTGTGCCATTGGGTCTTGTCCCCCTTCAGCAGGTGCACCACCCTCAGCAGGTGCTCCTTCTGCTGGTGCTCCGCCTGCTGGTTCAGCACCAGGTTGAGGTGCAGCACCACCTTGTTGGAATTTTCTAAATTTCTCTTCGATTTTCATAAATTAATACATTTAAACAGTTTAACCACTTAATTTCTGCAAATATAAGCATTATAAGCTGCATCACCAAATCAATTTATGAATTTCATGAAAATAGATTAGAGTTTGATTTAAAAGTCAAATATCACATAGTACAACTACTCACATCTTATCTGTGGATGATTATTATACTCTCATTATCAATAGCCTTTCTAATATACCTCATTAATGTAATAGGCTTATAGGAAGCTACAAATGTGGTAGTACCAACATCATCCTTATCATTCATGTCAATAGGAAACTCTACAATCACATCATCTGTTATGATTCTGTAATATAGAGTTCCAGCTATTGCATGAACAAACTTTGCTTCGCTCGGAAGAGTTACTATTTCCTTTAGTGTCATACAAGGAATGATTTAATAGTATCAGCAAGTAATTTACCATCTACATTATCAAGCTTTCCCTTGACCACCTTAATAGCTTCTCCCATAGACTTTTTTGGGATTTCTGGGCAGATTGTGTCTTCACTCTGCGGTATGTACCATCCCTTCTCCGTACAGATTTCATAGATTGCCTTATTGATGTCCTCAATCGTGGCTTCTCGCGGAAGGAAAGACTCCAGCACAAGAATCTCCTTAGATTCATTATCGGCTAGGTCTTTCCTTCCTGCTGCAATATATTGGTCTCTACTATCAAGTCTTTGCTTAACCATCTTACGAAGAATAGTAAACTCAGCTGCATCATCTAAAGGCTTAGCATTTTTAGCTGTTTGAAACACTAAGAACTCATTCTTAATAGCTCTTAGTACATCAGTTCTCTTTGTGTTCTTATCAAGCATTGATTGCTTAATAAGTGCATCCATTTGCTCTCTGAGCATTTTCGTTCTCCTTTCTTATTAAATGTTTTAAATACTCGTATTCTTCAATACTAATTACACCCTTAATCCTTAGAGAGGCTAACTTACGAAGAAGCAACTCTCTGTCTAGGGTTGGGTCATTATAGATATGTCTAAGCGGCTGTATCATTTAGAATATGTATTGCTTGTTCGACATCTTCATCACTTAAACCCCATTTCAACCAGTCAGTTTGGATAAAGTAAGGTAGCTGACAGTCTAACATATCACTATCATCGTCAAGAATAATATACCTATAAGGCTCAGTTTGCTTATCTAACCACTCCTGTATTTCGGAACCTCTATGTCTACTCCTCATATAGGGCGTAACATCATATATAGGCTCTTTAATACCAACTAGGGTAAATATCTCTTGGAGGTTACTATCACTTCTCCAAGTAGAGGAAACTATAATCTTAGCCTTAGTAGCATCTGTTATTCTATTCAACCTCTTTACTGCTCTTGGGTCAATGTTGCAAGCACCCCAAGCTATATGCTGAGGATGGTCTTTAATCCATTCATCATATCTCTTATCTTGAGTTCTTTCAGAATAGAAAAGGTTACTGTTCATAACCCCATCTATATCTAGGAATATAAACTTATTCATGCTTTAGATATTCTTTAGTAAACTCCTTAGCCTTAACTACAATATCCTTATAAGTAAGAATCTCTAACATCTTGGGATGCTGTAAAAATAAACTAGTAAAGTGTAGTCTTAATCTCTCAAACTTCTCCTTTTCAGTTTCTTTTACTTTGTCCATCTCCTTAGAATGTTTTGAGCAGTTCCAGAGGTTTCTTTACCCTTACGGATAAAAGCAATGTCATAGTCAGAGTTCCTAGTCATAGCTTCATCCCTCTGCAAATCGGATGTATAGCCACCTATAGTGGGTATATTGTGATTAGCTAAATACCTAGGTGCTTTTAGCATATGGTATACATTGATACTCTTTGGAGCAACACCACAGGCTAGCAAATAGTCCTGAGCCATTCTGTCAGCACCGTCACATTCAGCTACTACAAACATTGCTCCATTATCCGTACTGAGTGTCCTACTAATGGCAGGAGCGTACCATTTGGCAAACTCCTCCCATGTTAGGTCTCTATGTCCACTTATAAAGTAAATCATTCTGAGTCCTGGTCAATGTCATCAAAATAGTCATCTTCCAGGTGCATCCATTCCACAAAGTCCTTGATAATTTCATCGTGATCAAATGCCCACCTGTAATTATCAACGGTATCTACTGGAATCCATCCTATAGCTTCTACTTCGTCCTCTTCTCCACCTCTATCATTACCAGTTCCAACACTAATATTTCCAGGCTGTGCATCGACTAAGGCATAATACCTAAATGATACATTCTGCCTGTTTTGGGTTGGAGAATCATTGAAACACCAGAAATGAAGATAATCAGGATTGACCTTAACTCCAGTTTCTTCATAGACTTCTCTTATTACTGCCTCAGCCGTAGTTTCATTGAAGTCCAAATAGCCACAAGGCATATTCCACATTCCCTGAAAGTCAGGTGTACCCTCACCTCTTTTATTGGCTAATACACACCACTTACCATTCAGAAATGTAAATATACATCCAGTTACTGCAATAGAACGGCTTATCCACCATTCCTTGCCATTTTCGTCTAATATTGGAAAGTTCTTCATGTTAATAAAAATAACTCTTAGGTTGTTCAACATTAAGATAGTCCAATGGGTCTGCGAGCATTTCTCCTTTTAGATATACGTTTCCTACGTCTGATATTCTAAATCCTTTTAGGAACACAGAATCATCAGCAACAATGTTTCCAAATTGTCCATTTATAATCTGGTAGAAGTTATCTGCAGTCCCAGCAACTCCCTTAAAGTTTAAATTGTCATCTATTTCCGTTCCATATATGCCTAATCCATTAGCAGATTTATAAGCTAAAAACATAGGAATCCTATGATTTATGCACCACAGTAATTCTGAGAGCATACCTCTTGATATATTCTCAAGTTTTTGTTGCCATGCAAATCCATCTAATACGAATACGACATAGTTAGATTGTTCAAGTTTAGAGAATTGATAATCTTCTCCCTTCTCACTATAAACTACCTTATCTTTTGATTTAGTCTTTATACTCTTAACTACTTGAAGTACCCCAGAGGAAAAAGACCAAGGACCTGAAACATAGATTTGGTTCATTTATATAGCCCAAGTTTTCTGATTATTGAATTAACTGCATCTGTTACAAATGGTAATATAATCTCCCCGTTATCAACCCACATTCGGATAGCTGTAGAACATATAGTAATGTCTGGAGCATATACAATATCAACATCATCCGAAGATATATCTTCACTGTCAAAATGAGCCACATCAACTACTAAGAATTTATTATTCTTTAGTATTTCTTCACCATGCTGCCATCTAGGAATTTCCTTATAGGTTTCTGCAGATGTAACAATAGTAAACTCTCCATATATCTCCTTTAATGCTTCTATAGTCTTATAAGTGGGTAAAGGTTCACCATTAGATATGCGGTATTCTATACCATCTACAACTACTCCAGGAATATTGTCAAATGTTTCCTTAGCCATAGCAAGTCTATACTCCCATTTGGTTTCAGTATTCTTCCATACACTCTTATATGCAGGAACTACAATTACTTTATCAACTTTACCAGAGTTTAGAGCAGCTGTGACTACATTAACGTGACCTATGTGTGGAGGGTCAAAAGACCCAAAGAATATCCCTACCATTGTGAACGTTCCTCCTTAACTACTTTA